TGCTGTCCATTCGCATCCTTGTTGTGTGGGTTCGCCGTCGACCCGTTGGTGGTGTATTTCACCATCATTTAAGGCTTCCTGAATGCGCCCTTTATGGTAGCATTTTCGCGTCAACCATTGAAAGCTCCACCAATGAACCACAAGCAACAACCAATGTCTCCACAACATTACCGACAAAAGTACAGCAAGGCGTTCATCGAAACGGTCTGTGCTAAGGCCGGATGCACCTTCAACAACTTCAAGCAGTTGTGCTACGGGCGCAAGCCGTCGCTGGCGCTGGCGCTGGCGCTGGTCGAGGCGTCGGGCGGTGAACTGAGCCTGGAATCGCTGCGCCCCGGGTCGGTCGGCTTGCTGTCCGCGCTGCGCAAGGCGACGCCGCCGGCCCGCCGCTCCGCCACCGCGGAGCAAGGGGCGCCAGCGTGAGCATCTTCGTCACGTCGTTGGTCTGGAAGTTTTCCAAGGCTGACGGCTCGACGCTGCTGACCGCGCTTGCCATCGCGGACTTTGCCGACGACGACGGCCGCGCCTTCCCGGCGGTCGCCACGCTGGCGAAAAAGGCTCGGATCAGCGAACGGTCGGTGCAGTACGCCGTCGACAAACTGCGCGCCCTTGGCGAGCTAACCGTGTCGCTTGGAACCGGCCCGAAGGGGTGCAACACGTACTTCGTGGGGGTGCAAGCGTTGCGGGGTGCAATTTTTGCGGGGGTGCAAAACGCGACACAAGGGGGTGCAACCCATTGCACCCAAACCATCACTGAACCGTCATTGAAGAAAAAGCATGAAAGCGCGGGCGTGAGCTTCGATTTCGATGGCGGGCTTTTTGTCGGCCTATCAAGCGACCAAATCGGTCGCTGGCAAGAAGCGTTCCCCGCCATCGACGTGGTCGCGCAAGTGAAGCGCGCCGCCGTGTGGCTGGCCGCCAATCCCAAGAACCGCAAATCGGACTACGTCCGGTTTCTCGCCAACTGGCTGAACAGAGCGCAAGACAGAGCGCCGACGGCCGGGTCATCAACCTACGGAGCAAACCCGAATGAACGCACCACACCACACCAGCAGCGGAGCCGGTTCGCGGCAGACCTCGCTGGCCGCCCCGCAAACCGCGGCCACGTCATCGACATCACGCCCTGACGGCATCCCGGCCGGCATCGAAGGACTGTTCGAAGTCATGCTCGCCTTCTACGGCGACAAGTTCGCGATGCAATGGTCCGCGGCGTCGCTGCCGGCGATGCGCGCCGTCTGGCGCGACCAACTGCGCGGACTGAGCGCCGCCGAGATTTCCCGCGGCGTAACCGCCTGCCGCTCGCTGCGCTGGCCGCCGACGCTGCCGGAATTCCTGATGCTGTGCCGGCCGGCGCTGGACCCCGAAACGGCGTTCTACGAAGCCGCGGCGCAGATGGCGCTGCGCGAGCGCGGCAAGCCCGACGCATGGTCACACGCCGCCGTCTACTGGGCCGCTTGCGAAATGGGCGGCGACGTCACCCGACTGCCCTACCCGGCGCTCAAGTCCCGCTGGACCCGCGCGCTGGAAGCCGCCTGGGCAACGGTCGCCGCCGGCACCTGCGAGCCGGTCCCGCCGCAGCCCCTAGCCATCGCGGGCGACCACAACGCTACCCCATGCCCACCGGCTGCGCTTGCGCGCCTCCAACGCGTCGTTTCGAGCCTTGCCGACCGCATGACACGTCAACCCGGAGCCCGCCATGCAGATGATGCAGTGTGACCTGTTCCCGCCCGAACTGCTGCCGCCAAAGCCGGCGACACGATCAGCCCGGAAGTTGATGCGGGCGGAGGCTGCGGCGCTGCGCGACAACGCCATCGAACGCGCCAAGGCCGGCGCGAATCGCGCGGTGACCGGGTGGAGCGACAAAGCCTTCGCGGTGCTTTGCACGCACCTGTTCCGCATCGGCGTGGACGCCCGGTTCCAAGTGGTCGACATCCGCCTGGGCGCCTACCTGCTGGACGATCCGCCGGAGCCGCGCGCGTGGGGCGCCATCGCCGTGCGCGCATCGCGCCTGGGCTTGATCGCCCGCGACGGCGTAGCGCCCTGCAATGACCCGCGCCAGCATCTGTGCCCGACGACGGTTTGGCGCGTCGCCAAGCTGCCCAAATGACCCCGGTTCAGTTGCGCGACACCGCAGCGGAGGCGCTGAGCCTGGGCCTGTCCCGGATCACGCTGACCGTCCCCGCCAAAGGCCGGCGCCCGGGTGACTTCCCGCGGGGCGAACTGCTCTGCGTGAACCAGCCCGGCGACCGCTCTTACTCCGTCAGTTGCGCCCGCATCCTGGCGTGGGTCGCGAAGCACCGGCTGGCATGACAGGCAAGGACTACATGGGCCGCATCGCCGGCCTGCCGTGCTGCATCTGCGGGTCGTCGCCGGTGCAAGTCCACCACCAGCGCGCCGGCACCGGCGGCGGTCGCCGCGCCAGCGACTTCGACACGATGCCGCTCTGCTGGGAACACCACAACGGCGCCACCGGCATCCACGGGCTAGGCACCAAGGCATTCGCTCGCACCTATGAAACCACTGAAGCTGAACTCGTCCAAGCGGCCCGCCACAAAGTCGGCGTCACCGACGAAGCGGCTGAAGTATGGAAACAAGCCGACCGTGATCGGCGCCGAAAAGTTCCGCAGCAAACGCGAAGCCGCAAGGTGGCAAGCGCTGCTGTGGCTCGCCACCGCTGGCCGAGTCGCCGGCTTGAGTCGCGAAGTTCCTTTCGTCCTCGCCCCCGGGGTGAAGATTGAGGGCGAAAAGCGCGCGCGGCCGGCACTCCGGTACGTCGCGGACTTCGTCTACAGCGACGTCGCCACCGGGCGCATCGTGGTCGAGGACTGCAAGGGCGCATCCACCGACGTCTACCGGCTGAAGAAGCACCTGATGAAGACGGTTCACGGCGTCGACGTCCTCGAAACATAGGGTTTGCCCCCACCAAATCGGTCGCGTTTGTTGTTGCACTACCGCGACCGTTTCGGTATTATTTGAATCGTGCGCTGGACATCCCCGGCGCACCAACAACAGGAGCAACCGATATGCAGGTTTACGAAGCCATCCGGCAGGTGACCGCCGCCATGTCAGCAGGCGGCATCAAGAAGGGTCGGAAAAACGCGCAGCAAGGCTACGCATTCCGCGGCATTGACGACGTGCTGAACACGCTTTCGCCGGCACTGAGCGAGGCGGGCTTGATCGTGCTGCCCCGCGTGACGGAGCGCGTCGTTACGGAGCGCGAAACCAAGAATGGCGGGATGCTGTTCGGCGTCACCGTGCGGGTCGAATTCGATCTGGTGTCGGCCGTCGACGGATCGACGCACACGGTCGCCACCTACGGAGAGGCGATGGACAGCGCCGACAAAGCGACCAACAAGGCACTGAGCGCGGCGTACAAGTACATGGCGCTGCTGGCCTTTTGCATCCCGGTGGAAGGCACGCCGGACGCCGACGAAGACACGCCGGAGCCCAAGGGCGCACGCAAGCCGACGGCGACGCTGCGCGCCCCGGTGAACTCGTCGCCACTGATCGCCGCCATCCAAGCGGCCGGCGACCTCCCGGCGCTGCGCCGGGCGCACGTCGCTGGCGTCCGCGCTTGCGGCGCTGACGTCGCCGCGGTGGACGCGCTGACCGCCGCCAAGGACGCCCGCAAGGCGGAACTGACCGCCACGCGCGACGACGTCGCCGGCCCGCCGCCGGCTGACGAAACGCGCACCGACGCGGCCGGAACCTACACGGGTGACGCACCGTGAGCGGCGTCGCGCTGTACCAACTCGCGACGGAGTATCGCGAAGCCGCCGACAAGCTGGCCGACCTCGACCTCGACCCGCAGACGCTGGCCGACACGCTCGAAAGCATGACCGGCGACCTTGAGCTCAAGGCAGCAAACGTCGCCATGTTCATCCGCGGACTGGGCGCGACCATCGCCGCCATGAAGGACGCGGAAGCGGCCATGAAGCGGCGGCGCGAATCCGCGGAAGCCCGCCAGAAGGCGGTGTCGCTGTACCTGCTGAACACCATGCAGGCCTGCAAGATCACCAAGATCGACCATCCGATGCTGCGCATCAGTGTGCGCGCCAACCCGCCCGCGGTCGACGTCTTCGACGCGGCGCAGATCCCCGCGTCCTTCATGGCAACGCCGGAGCCGTCGCCGCCACCGGCGCCGTACCCGGACAAGGCGCTGATCAAGGCGTCGCTGGAAGGCGGCGGTGACGTGCCGGGCGCGCGGCTGACGCGCGGCTACCGCCTGGACATCAAGTGATGGCCCGCCCGTCCTACTCGTCAGACAAAGACATCGACCGCGTCGTGGCCGATCTGGTCAAGGCGGGCTGGACGGCGAAGCAAGGACGACATCCAAAGGTCACCCACCCGGCAGGCGGGGTGGTGACGTTTTCCCGGTCGCCAAGCGACAACAACGCCTGCAAGAACTTCCTCCGCGATGTGCGGAGGCTCACGAAACTGAAGGAGCAACCACCATGCTGAACAACGCACAAATCATCGGCCACCTGGGCCGCGATCCCGAAATCCGCTACCTGCCGAACGGCGACGCCGTCTGCAATTTCTCCGTCGCCACCACCGAGAAGTGGAAGGACAAATCCACCGGCGAAGCCAAGGAGGCGACCGAATGGCACCGCATCAACGTCTTCGGCCGGCTGGCCGAAATCTGCGGCGAGTGGCTGAAGAAGGGTTCGCTGGTCTACGTCAGCGGGAAGATCAAAACCCGCAAATGGACCGACAAGGACGGCGTCGAGAAGTACACCACCGAAATCTCGGCGAACGAAATGAAGATGCTCGGCGGGCGCCAGCAGGACGACGACAGCGACGCCGAACGCCCCTCGGTGCAGCGCCAGCAAGCGGAGCCCCGCCGGAGCGCCGCAACGCCCGCTCCGGCCCCGCGCCGGCCCGCAACGAAGCCGGCGACGAACACTGGCTTCGATGACATGGACGACGACATCCCCTTCTGAAGATGTCGACCACCGAACCCGACCCGGCGGACCCGGGCGCGTGGTTCCGCCTCATGGTGGTCGCTATCGCTGGCCTGCAAGGGCACTGCACCGGCGACGCGACCACCTACCTCCGGTTCGTGGAGAAACACCGCGGCCGGGCGCAGGCGGACGCCGCCAAGATCCGCCTCAAGCAGTACGCCGCCAGCGACGCGTTCCGCGAGTCCTGGCGCATCGTCAACAAACTGAATGGAGTCACCGATGCCGCGTTCCTACCTCTTGCGCGCAATCGACGGAGCCCGCCCGCGCGCCCGCCTGCCAATCACGCCTTCGCTCGCGGCGTGGTTGTTCCTTGACCGCATCGACGCGCCAGCCTGGGCGTGGGGCATCTTCGGCGCCGCGGTGGTGCTGAGCGTCGCGGCATGGCTGGACCGCGTCACCTGGGCGCCGGTCGAGGGGTAAGGGTTTTCATGGGTGTTGCAATGCTTCCGTTTTGGTCGCATAATCGCTACACCTCAACCGGAGCAACGCAACCGTGAACCAGCACCTGCACCCCGTTTTTTCTAGCATCCTCAACGCCGCTTTCGTGGCGCCGTTGGTGGGCGAAAAATCCGACTACATCGCCCTGCTGCGCAAGCAGGACTGGTCGTTTGAATTCGCTGACGACAGCGCCGCCTACAACCGCGGCCGCAACGCCCTGGCGAAGCTGCGCGAAATGCGCGGCCGGGTCGACGCCGACGGCGCCATCTGGAATTCTTGCGCCCCGGAGCGCTACCGTTTCGGTGGTCACCCCGCCATCGCCTCCGCAATCAAGGAGTGCATGTGATGTCGGGCGTCACGCCCGGCCGCTGGTCCTTCGATGGGCAGGTGTCCGTCATCGCCCCGCCTATCACCGGATGCACGAATAGCGGCCGGGCCGACGGATGTCAGCTTGTCGCGCTGGTCTACAGCCATGACGGCGACCTCCAAGCGAACGCCGACCTGATCGCCGCGGCAAAGCCGATGTTGCGGTCACTCATGCGCATGGTCATGTGGTCGCAGTTGCACGCTGAGCCGGTCTTGTCCGGCCGCGGCGAGGTCTACGAAAACTTCGCCCGCGACCTGTCCGACGCCCGCGCGCTGATCGACTCCCTTCTCCCCGTCCCTTCCCCCACCTGACAGCAACCCAGGAGCAACCGCAATGAAGACCACCCCCACCACCAACGCCATCGCCACCTTGAGCGAGGCGCCCGCACCCGGCAACGTCAAGACGATGGCACTGAATCGGGCGATGGCGCTGCTGCGCGCAGCCGGCGCCACCTTCGCCATCATCGACGCCGACGGCACCAAGCACGGCGAACTGGAATTGGCGCCGCCGCCCAAGGTCAGCCTTCGCACCCAAGTCGTCCCCCGCGGCTCGATGATGGCGGTTTACAAGGCGCCGCTGGATGCCTTGCCTGTCGGTGAAATGACGGTGATCCCCTACGGCGCCTTCGACAATGACCGCGACCGCGAATCGTTGCGCGGCTCCGTCGCTTCGTACTGCACCCGCCTTTGGGGCAAACAGACCTACATGACGCACTGCAACAGCGTCGGCATCGAAGTCCTGCGCGCGGAGTGAGTCGATGAACCGCCTGTTCATCTTGCGCGAGCCCGTCCACTTCACGTCGATGGTGAACGCGCTCGCCGCAAATTGGCAGGTGTTCGCCGCCGGCAAGACGCCCTTGAGCGTCACCGTCGCACCGTACCGGAAGACCCGCACCAGCGAGCAAAACGCTTTGATGTGGGTCTGGCTCGGCATGGTTGCCCGGGACGCCTGGGTCGCCGGCCGGCAGTTCAGCGATGAGACATGGCACGAACACGCGAAGCGGGAATTCCTGCCGGAGCGCAACGCCCGCGGCGATGAGAAATGGCAGTGGCTCCCGTCTGGCGAGCGCATCTGCGTGATGTCCACCACGCGCCTGAATACCGCGGAAATGTCCGCCTACATGGAGGCGCTGAGCGCCTTCTTCGTCACCGAACTGGGGGTCAATCTTGACCAATGAACACCACATCGCGGCGACGCCGGCCGTCGTTGCCTTCTCCGTCATCGGCACCAACCCCTGGCCGGCGCTCACCCGCGACCGCGGGCGCGCTGACGCCTACGCGGTCAGCACGCGCGGCGTCGTTGAACCGCTGGTCACGCTGCGCGACGCGGAGCGCTACGCAATGGAAGCCTACGCCGCCGGCCGCGCCGACGAATCCGAACAACGCACCAAGGAGCAACCGACGTGATCTACGCAAGCGACCATCCCTTCAGCCCCGACTACAGGTCGGCCATCGCCGGCACGCCACCGCCGCGGCCGGTCACGGTCCCGGTTCTTTCATCGGTGAAGCTGAACGCCCCCGGCAAGGGCGCGCTCGGCGCCTTCCCGATGCGGGTGCAATCCAAAGCGAAGGCGAAATCCAAATGACAGTGCGCCACGCAATCAATGCCGCCCTGGCGGCGCTGGCCGAATGGCCGGACATGGAGGGCGTCGATCAGGACGCGATGGGCCGCGCCGGCAAGGCAATCGACGCGCTCAATCTGGCGCTGCTGGACTTGAGCGACAAGCCGGCGGCGTGGTTGTGGAAACACCCGACCGCGAACTTCGGGAGCCCGTGCGTTCAACCGCACCTGCACGGCAAGACCGACGACGCCTGCACGTCCGACTGGGAGGTCAAGCCGTTATGGACTGAGCCGCCCAGCCGGGTGCCCATGACGATCCAAGAGCGCGCCTACATCCGGCGCATGGCGGAGGGCGGCGGGCAGAACGCCTACCCGTACCGCGAAGCCATCGCCTTCGACCAGGGGATGCGCGCGGCCGAAATCGCCCACGGCATCACGGGGCGACCATGATCATCAGCCGGCAGGACGTGCAAGCGGCACTGGAAGCGCTGGAAAGCGCCGCCGACAATGAGTGCAACTTCCGCGACTACGAGCGGGCCGCCAACGGTCTACGCGCCGCGCTCGCAAAGCCCGCACAGGATGCGCCGCCGAATGACGGCCCCTTCCTTGTGTCCAAGGAATTCGAGGCCGCATGGAAGGCGAGCATCTACGGGGCCACGGGCAAGGGTCAAATCAGCGCCGCCCCACCGCAGCGCCAGCCGCAGGGTGAGCCGGTGGCGTGGCGCTATCAAGACGCATCGGGCCACTATCGCTATCGTGGCTACGTTCCGAACTTCGACAAGGAATACGCAATCCTCAAGCCGGTGCCCCTCTACACTACCCCACCGCAGCGGGCGCCGCTGACCATCGCGCAAATCAACGCGCTACCGGAGGCGGGCGGGTGGTGGCCTTGCGGATTGAATGACCGCATCGTGGCCCTAATCCGCGCCGTCGAACGTACCTGCGGCGTGGAGGTTCCGCGGTGAGCCTCATCACGCAAGCCTTCGTGGTGGAGAAGTTCGGCGTCCGGCTGAACAGCAAGCAACTGGCGGAGGTGCTGGGCGTCACCGTCCCGTCGCTGCACAACGCCATCAGCGCCGAAACGTGCCCGGTGAAGACCTACGTTTCGATGGGCAAGCGGTGGGCGGATTACCGCGACGTCGCGGCGTACCTCGACCAATGCAGACAGACGGCGTGACGCCGCGGCCGACATACTGATTTCAGGGGCGGCTGCGCGCGCAGTGATCCAGGCCGGCGGGTTCACCTACTGACCGGCTCGGAAATAGCCCGGGGTTGCGCCCGGGCCGCCCACCCTCAATCCGGCGCGCTCAAGTCCTCCGGCCGGAGATTGGTGTACCGGCGCAGCATCGCCCAGGTCTTGTGCCCGGTCACCAGCGCCACCTGCTCGATGCTGAACCCCTGTTCGAATAGGGCCGACGTCGCTTCGTGACGCAGATCGTGCAAGCGCAGATCGGGGATCGACAGTTCCTGGCACGCCTTCGTGAAGTACGTCGACAGAGTGCCGGACTTGAACGGGAAGATCAGGTCGCCGTCCCGCGGCTGCGCCTGGATCACTTCCCACGCTGGCGACATCAGCGGCACCCGCTCCAACGTCTTGCCCTTGCGCGGGTGCTTGCGCTGCACCGACGCCACGCGCGTCGATTCGTTCAGATCCACCCACTTCAGCCCGACCACCTCGCCGGCTCTCATCGCCGTTACAGCGGCCACGGTGAGAGCGTCGGCATAGCGGGCGCCATGACGTTCCAAAAAATGCCCTATGACCCGTTCTAACTCGTCAGGCGTGGGTCGCCGGTCGCGCCGTCCGCCGCCGCCGATCAGCCCCAGGTAGGTGAGGGTCGGCCGGGCCGCCCCGACCACGTCGGGCAGTGCGATGTTCAGCACCGCGCCGCCGTATCGAAAGACGGTGCCCAGCTTCGACAAGTCCTGATTCACCGTGTACGCACCGGCGCCATCATCGTGCCGCGCCATCGCGAAGCCGACAAGGTCTTGCGTGGTCAGCTTGGATGCCGCCTTGTCGCCCAGGAGGGTGTCGATGATCCGCAGCATGTAATGCTCCGTCGACGTGTCCAAGATGGGCCGCGTCCGGTCGCGCAGCTTGCGGTAGGCGGTGATGATTTCACCGACCGTGAGCGTGTGAACGACGCCCGTGCGGTCCACCCCGCGGTCAAGGTCTGTCTCGACGCCGCGCGCCCATGCTTCAGCCGCCGCCTTGCTGCCGAAGGTGCGACACTGCGTTTTGTGCCCCTTCCGGCGGATAAGCGCTCGCCACTTGCCGCCAACAGGAAGGATGCTTGCCATATCAGTCTCGGTATCAGTTTCGGTATCGTCACGGTTGTGATCCTAAGTGATACTTCATGAGTCCCGATTAGGTCGCACCCTGCGATAAGAAGGCGCTCCGCACACCAACTGCCCGTAGCTCAACCGGGACGATTACCAGGGGAGAACGGCCCGCCGTATCGCCTACATATCAATGAGTGTCGATCGTAAGGGTTTTCACCGTGTTCGTGGGGGTTGCGTTGCTACCGAAACGGTCGCCCAATGGGAACCATCGAATCACCACCAACCGGAACCCAACCATGAACAACGCCGCACACATCGCCCACCTCCGCCAATGCATCGCGCTCGCCGCCGCGGGAAAGAACCGCAGCGCCGTGATGTACCTGACGCGCGAAATCCGCGTCGTCGCCGCCCGCCTCATCCGCACGAACTGAAAGGAACCCGCCGTGAACCTCGTCCCCTTCAGCTACACCAACGGCCCGGCGGGCTTCGTTCCAGCCGCCGCGCTCCGCTCCTTCCAGAAGAAGGACCGCGCCGTCCAAGACGCCAGCGCCGCGCAAGCCGACCAAACCTGCCACGACTACGGCGCCAAGATGGCTCGGATTGACGACGCGATGCGCCGCATCCTGGCCCGCAATCGGACGATCAGCCGCAACGGCTGGCACTTCTTCGACGCCCAGCGCGCCGCCGCCATCATGGCGAGCGAAGCCGCCCTCACCGCTTACTGGGCCGGCAGCATCAGCGCCAGCGTCGCCAGCAAGCCCGCCACCACCGTCCGCCTGTAAGGAGAACCCGCCATGCCGAACCAAAAATTCCACTACCTGCGGCTGCGCGCCGGCCGTTACGGCGGCGTCGACGTCGTCGGGTTCGGAACGTACCCGCGCGGGAGCGTTCTCGCCGGCCAGCCGATGAAGGTGTTTTTGGACAACTTCGACACGGAAGGCGAAGCCCGCGCCAAGTACCCGCAAGCCGAAGGGTTCACGTCGCGCTGGACTGAGCCCACGGTGTCGCTGGCGCACCTGCCCTGCGAATCCGACCCCGTCGCCGGTGGCATGTACCCCGACGACTTGCCCGCCTGAAAGGACCACCATGAACGCCGCCGAATTCCTGATCGCGAACGGGCTCGACCCGGCCTTTGTCGCCCGCCTTCTGATCGAAGAAGACGACCCCTTCAACGAGGCGAACCGCCACCGGCATCAGCCCGATGTGTCGATCTACCCCGACGGTCGCCGCGGCACGCTGATCGCCGCGACGGCGAACCTCTCGCATTCGCGCCGGGTCGAGGCGCCGGTGAACTTCGTCGGGTACTGCCTCGACGCGCCGGAGCGCATCCCGACGGGGACCGCCCACGGCGCCCGGTACTACTACCGGGGTGAGGCGTGAGCCTTGCCGCGCTGCGGCGCCTGCTGTACCGGCTGGCATCCATCTTGGGCGACATCAACGCCGCCAGCCGCGGCCCGGCTGCGCTGGCGAAGCGCCTCTCCCGCAAGACGCTGACCAAGTCGGCCAGCAAGACCATCAACAAGTGGACGCGATGAACAAGCAAACCCCGAAATCCTGCGGGTGCAGGCACTGCAAGGTAGCGAAGCGCACCAAAGCTGGCCGCGCCATGCTGCACCGCGCCGACCGCGCTTTGCGCGCTGCGTGGCGGAACCACCGCAACGACGAAGACCCCGTCGTCGCAGTCGCGCCGTCAGGTGGTCGGCCGGGGTGATTCGTTGATCGCCGGAGCCCGCGCCAGCAGGCCGACGGTGTTCTGGTTCCCGTGGCTATCGCCGTACCAGAACGCCAGCACCATGAGGGTGATCGCGTCCAGCAGACCCAGCACCCGGCCGACGATGATTTCCGGCACGTCCTTGGGGTAGCCCTTGAACAACAGGGCAAGCTCGCCGCCCAGGCAGATCGTCAGCAACAGCACCGACAACCAGAACAACTTGGTCGACGTGCCGCCCTTCACCGCAGCGTCGCGCGCCCCGTTGCGGTCGGCCACCTCCGCGAGATAGCGGGCCTGCTCAGCGTCGGTGGTGATGCGCAAGAGCGTTTCGGCGTGCGTGGCCTGGAACTCGACCGCCTTCTCCCGCGCTTCAGCGCTCTGCGTGAGCGTTTCCATGATGTCGGTGGCCGCGGTCGACGGCGAGCCGATGTGGCTGGCTAGGGCCATTCCAAGCGCCGCGCCGCCCGGGACGGGGAGCGCCGCACCCAGCAGCGGCAGACCGATCTTTGCGAGCGCGTTGCCGATGTCTTTGAAGTCCATGATCAGCGCTGCGGCCGGGCGTTCAGCTTGTCGCCAATGCTTTCGACGCGCACTTCGATCTTGTTCAAGATCACCATGACGCCCTGGATGTGTTCCCGAAGTTGGGTGTCCTGCTGCACGTCGCGCTCGCGCTGAACAAGCCGCGCTTCCTCAAGGATCGTCAACCGCTTGTCGACCGCGGTTCCCATCGTGACGATTGCCAGCGCCGCCGCGACCAGACTCAGCATGTTGCCGAACGTGATCGTCCAGTCGAACTGAAGTTTCTTGGCGACATGCGGTGATTCGGTTGCGGTGCTGCTCACGTTGTACGTCCTTTTTGGTCGCGGAACTTGGCGCGAGTTTAGCCCAGGCGTCAAGCTGACTCAACGCTTGATGACCTCGACTCGCAAATGAATGTCCGCCATCGACAGCGACGGAGCGCCAGCCAGACCCGTCGGCCAGCCGCCCTTGCCGATCAGCGCGGCATTGAATGGCCCGGTCCCTGCGACGTAATCCACCGTCCAGCTAACCTGTTTCGACACATCTTGCGACGGGGAGAAGATGCCGGTGGCGTACTGTGGGGAATAGTGCCCATTTCCGTCCGACAACCAGAACCCGAACTGGTACGTCGCGGACGACTTGGCGTTGAAGATCGCGGTGATGATCAGCTTGCAGTTGTCGGCGTAAGGCCCATAAGCGACCGTTGCGACGCTGGTCCCCGTCGGGTAGGCGATGCTGGTGTTATTGGCGATGCCCACCGGGCCTGCCACATCGTTCGGCAGGACCGCGGTGATGGCGCCGGCTACTATGTTCCCGGTGGCAATAAGGTCGCCGTTAACCACCACCATTGAGCCGTCGAAGGTGATGTTCTTGGAGGCGTTGCCCATCGCCCAGGTGCCGTCTTGGTTGATGACTCCGCCGGTCCCGGTCATGCCGGTTCCGCTCACCACCGCAGTGCCGACCTTTACACTGCCCCGGAACAACCCGCTGTTGAACTCAGCATTTCCGTTGCTGTCGATGGCGAAGCCGGTCACGCCCGGGTTGTAGTTGCCGGACCGGATCACCTGCGCCGTCGACGTTGGGGCGTCCGTCTGCAAGGTGATCACGCGCGCAAGGCTTCCGCTGCTCAGCGAATTGGGCGTGATCTTCGACTCGCCAAGCGTCCCGCTTATGTTGTCGCCCGTGACCAGGGGGCCGTTCACCGTGATGGCGGAGCCGTTGAAAGTGATGTTGGTCGTGGCGTTGCCCAGCGACCACTTGCCATCTTTCTGGATGCTGCCGCCAGAGCCAGTCATGGTGGACCCACTGACAGCAGCGGTGCCGACCTTCAGGGTGCCCCTGAATAGACCATCGTTGAATTCAGCGTTGCCATCGCCGTCAATAGCAAAGCCGGCCGACCCAGCCAGATAGTTCGTGCTGCATATTACCTGGGGTGTTGCAGCCCCTATCGACCCAGTATTAGTCAGTCTCAGGTCCAGTACGAGGTTGCTGGTCGTCAACGTACGGGTGGCAATTTCATTGGTCGTGATCGAGTTGTAGGTGATCTTGGTCCCTTCAACCGATCTGTCCAGCATGACACGGCCATCGACCCCAGGGAGAATTTCCCCAGGTTTGGTTGACCATGCTGTCGGGACGTCACCAAGCTCAAGCTGCACGTCGGAAAAGTCCACCGTGTCGCCCAGGTTCAATGTGAACCCGGCGCCGCCGACCATGATCTGCAACGGGTAGTCGCTATCCCAGCTTGCGTCCGTCGTGAAGCGGTAAACGTAACGCTGCCACGTCCCGCTGATGAGGGTCGGGTTCTGCACCCAAAGCTCACTGGCTGGCGTCATGGTAGTCGCCGCCCAGTCGATGGTGACGCTGGTCGCCACTTCCCCTCGGGCATAGAACGACAGCACATAGGCGGTGTCGCCGCGATACCGTGAGGCTCCACCATAAACAAGGGCCAGCGGGTCGTTCATGGTCTGGTCCGTCCTGACCCCAACGAACCCTGATCCTGCCGAATCAATGCTCACCCGCAAGGCGCTGCCCATTCGGGAGTAGCTGTATGGCGAGCCATAGGACGTCGTGACGGTTGGTGAGATGATCGTCCATCCCCACGGCTGGCCCGACGGCGTGGCGTCCCACGCGCTCAAGTAGTTGAAGGCGGTGTTCGACAGCAGGTTGCCGCCGCCCACGCTGCCACCGAACTGTGCCGCGGTGATCTGCCCCGTGATCGACAGGGCCGGAACGCTCAGCGTGCTGCCGTCGAAGGTCAGCTTGTCGCCTAGGCTGAACTTGTACTGGCCGCCGCTGTAGCCGGCGAACCACCCGCCGGCCGCCGCATACCCTGCGCCGGCCGTGATCGACCCGGCGGCGGTCATGGTGAGCGCGCCGTTAAGGGTCAGGTCGCCCGTGTTCACGGTGATGGCGGAGAGGTTGCCGACCTTCAGATTCGACAGGAACGGAACGCCCCAGGTGGTGTATCCCGTCGCCGGGTCATAGACGCCGACGGTCTGGAACACGCTTTGCCCGGCCGATGGCGTCGGTGACGTGGCCTGCCATGTTTCACCACCACCCCAGGTGCCGATGCTCGGGAAACTGGTACTGCCGGCGGTCGTAGTCGATGACGGCGTAGAGCTCAATGTCGCGCCGGTGACCAGGGCGTAGGCGAACCGCGCCGACGCGCCCTGCACGCCGTTGCTGCCGTTGCTGCCGTTGGTCCCGTTCGTGCCATTGGTCCCGTTGCTGCCGTTGCTGCCGGCGTAGCCGCGCGCGGTGATGACCGACGCGCCCCAGTTCAGCGCCGCGGTGGTGTTGGAGGCGCTGCCGACAAGCGCAACGGACGCGCCCCACAAGGTAAAGCCGGCCGACGGCGACGCCCCCGGTGTGAGTGTCCAGCCCGACGGTGCCGCGCCAAAATCGGCGGTCGCCCAGGTGTAGGTGACGCTGCCGCTCGGTGCGCTCGGGATGGTCGCCGCCCACTGGTAAACGGTCGGCTGCGCGGTTTGCACGCCGGTGGTCCCGGTCGGGCCTTGCGCGCTGTTTTGCGCCCAGGCGGCCACCGTGAACCCGGCCGCCCAACTGACCACGGTCGACGTCGTCCCGGCGGTCGCGGTGGTGGACTTGCTCGCCACCCAAAGGCTCACGCCCGGCGTGGTGGGGTTGGCGGGGACGGTGACTTGCCAGCCATTCGCGCCGGTGTAGCTGGCGTTGGTCGCGCTGGCCCAGGTGTAGGTGGTCTGCCCCGACGGGTCGCCCGGCTGCGTGGCGCCCCATTGGTACAGGTAGACGGGCGCCGCTTGCGTGCCGTTTGCGCCGGCCGCGCCGGTGCCATCGCGCACCTTGGCGATGGTGACGTCATCGAAGTACGTCGTCAGCGCGTCGGTGACGCTTGCCCGCACCGTGGCGGAGTCCGTCGTCATCGACGCCGGGTCGATGCTGCGCGAGTCCCCGGAGCCGGTCAGCGTGAGCGTGCCGGCCTGGACGCTGAACGTGACGGCGCCTTCCAGCACGCCGGTCCGCAGCGCGGTGAGGGTGATGCTGGCCGGGCTCGCGACGCTGGACGAATTGATCTGGAACGTCGTGGCGCTGGACCGCAGCCGCAGCCCCTTGCCGGCGGCGCCGGGTTTCATCGCTGCGCCGTAGCCCAGCACCGTGTAGGTGTAGGGCGACACGTCGCCCAGCGCTTGCTGCCCGCCGCCGGTCAGGTTGAACGACAGGAACTTGAAGCTGATCGTCTTGCCGACGTAGAGGATGTCCAGTGGCCCGCTGGTTATGACGCGCTCGTCCAGGCGGATGAACGGGGCTCCGCTTGCGTGCGCCAGCGCCTGCGACCCGTAGGCGGCGTGCGTGATGGGCGACAGCGTGTAGGCGCCGGCCGCCGTGAGGGTGGCGTTCTGGAATGCGAAGAATTCCGGGTTCGCGCCGCCGACGAAGCAAAGGGTGTTCAGCGCCCCGGCGTCGGACGCGCTGCCGCCGTACAGCGGCGACGCCAGCCCCTGCACCGCGATGGACGTGGCGCCGGCCGATGCCGCGGCCGACAGCGTGCCGAACCGGGCCGCGCCGTACACCGTGCCCAAGCTCTTGTAATTGGTGCCGTCCAGGCTCACCCACACCTGACACCCGCCCCAGTTCGCGCCGGCACCGCTGACGGCGACGCCCACTTCAAGCCCGGTCGAAGACCAGTCTGCGGGGGACTCGAAAAACGCCGGGGCGTTAACGTTGCCCGGGGCGACGTTGTAGTCCGCCTGATACCCGGTGGACGACTGCGACGGGTAGGTCGCTGCGCTGCTGACGGACGACGCGTCTTCAAACGTCATCGACAAGAACCCGTCCTCGTCTTCTTCGATGACGGTGACGCGGGCGCCGGTGGTGGCGAGCCCAAGGCCGGCGTCGGTCAGCGTGACCAGATCCATCGGCTCAAGCAAGGCGAAGTGCCAGGGCAGGATCGCCTCGTATTCGCTGACGACGTACAAGCTGCGCTGCAACAAGATCTGCGCGACCTTGCGAGCGATGATCGACTCGCAGATCCAATGCGCTTGGACGACGTCTTGCGACCGCAGCCCGTAGGTGTCGATGTCCGCTTGGTCCTTGGCTTCCGCGATGGCGGGTGCGTACTGGTTGGAGCGGTCGAGGTATTCGACCCGGATGTGGTTGAAGCGGTCGGCAGGACTGCGCGCCGTGTGCCGCAGCGCCGCATCACCCGGCGCTGCAATCCAGCAGTCGTCGTCAAGGTTGTAGACCGGCGTGGTGTTCGGCGTGAACGTCACGCTGTTCGCGGTCGCGCTGGTGTCCGCGTAGGGGATCATCTTCAGCCGGCCGCTACTCCACACCACCCCGGTGTTCGTCAGCTTCGCCGCTTGCGCCAGGATGTCGGCGGCCTTCTCTTGCTTGGTGATTGCCGGGCTCACCAGCAAGCCCGACGCGACGCAAAACGCGCTCCAATCGGCCCAGTCCGCCAACTGCGACGCGGGGAAGCTGACCCCCGCGCTGCCGTTGCTCAGCAAGTCCAGCATGACCCGGCTCGGGTCGACGTCGGGGATCAGCCCGCCCAGGTGGTAGGCCAGCGGGCCGACTACCTCGAAATTGTGGTTTTCGATCTGCGCGCCCGGGCCAAGGTCGTAGTCCTGGCCGGCGACCAGGGCGAGCCCGCTGTACCCGATGCTTTCCGTTCCATGCGTCGCAAGCCCGCTCCACGCCGCTTGCCCGACCGACCCGGTGACAAGGGTCAGCCCGACCAGGGCGGCGGCGTTGGGCAAGTCGATGGCGCTGGCCGTGTACTGGTAATAGACCACCACCGCGCGCCCGTACAGCGCCGCGCCGGAGAAGGTCACCACGCCGGCCGGCGTCACCGAATAGTCGCGCCCTTCGGACAGGATGTCGTTTTCGCCCGGCGAATCACCGCGGCCAACCTGGGTGACGTAGGTAATGCACAGGAACGAGGCCGCGTGCGTCAGCGTGAACGTCACGCCGCCGACGCCAGGGGTGAAGGTCTGCGTCGTGGCGACGATGTTGGCGCCGGTGAACCCGTCCGAATACAGCTTCTTGCCGCGCCACACGCGCGGGATGCCGATGATCGGCCCGGCCGCCAGCCCCATGACCACGCCGGCCTGATAGCTGTAGGTGGTGTTCACCGTCTTGACGCCGCCGCCCTTGCCGCCGGTCGTCTGCGAATGCGGGACCGCCTTGAAATCCCCGCACCAAACCATGTTGCCGGCGATGCGCGTGACGCCCCAGGTCAGCGCAATGGGCACACCGTAGGCGCTGCTTTGCAGCTTCATCGCCTCGATCTTGGTTTCTGACAGATTGACGGTGCCGCCGGCCATGCGCTACTCGCTGAAAAGGGTGAAGAACTTGCATTCGCGCCGGTACAGCGGTTCCTCGCTCAAGCGTGAGCGGATGACGCCGCGCCCGACGTAGGCGTGGATGAGGGTCAGATCAGCCGACTCGACAATGGCGCCGTGGCTGAACGTGCGGCCGAACCGGAAAACCGCAGCGTCACCCGGCTTCGGGTCGCTGATTTCCCGGCCGCCGGCCAGCCGCATCCAGTCGAGGAAGACTTCTTCGCCGCGGTGCAGGTGCCAATCGCGCGGGTAAAACCCGGCGTCCAAGCGCGGGATGATGCCGGCCGCTTCGTACACTTCGGCCAGCAGCATTGCGCAATCGACGCCTACGCCCTTGATCCGCCCGTGGTGGTGGTATGGGGTTCCCACCCACGCCAGGGCTTCCGCAATGACCGATGCGCGGGCCTGTTGGGGGTCTGTGTGCTGCGGCATCACACAATCGTTTCGGGGACGGGGATGTAGGGCATCCCGCGGAACCGGGCGAGGTTGCCGAACTTCGACGTGCAGGTGCTTTGCAGCTTGTTGCACCCGGGGTAGGCGGTGAAGGCATCGCTGACCGCGACCGGGAAGGGCCACGGTTGCAGCACAGTGATCGACCCGGCGACGTGCGTCTTGATGGTGCGGCTGATCCCGGCGTTCGCGCCGGTGGTGAACTTGACCACACCCAGGTCGAAATAGCCGTCGGCTTGCCCCAGCGCGTGCGAGAACGTGATGCGCCGCGACTCGGTGGCGCCGGATGCGGTGCTGTTGACGGCGAGCGCTGTCTTGTCCAGGCCGCACATGGAGTCGTAGAGCGTGTTGAGGCACCCGGCTTGATACAGGTCGCGCGGCACCATCACGTCAAGCAGTTCGATGTCGCTCTTGACGGTGATGCGGGCCTCGTAGCGGTCGGTCGACACTTCCGCGACGCGGCCGGCGAACCACTGCACCGCGCCGACCGGGGCGGTGTCGGTCGCGCCCCAAAAGGCTTTGTCCAACTGGATGCGGGCGCCGTTCAGGCCGCCGGCCCGGATGAACTGCACCAGCGGGACGCCGTTGATCGTGGTGCTGGCGTTGTCGTTCAGGGTGATGTTCAGCGCGTCGACCTCGACGCCGACGATGAACCGCACGCCGTTGCGCTTAAGCCCCGGACCCAGCGCCCAGGTGTTCCCGCCGCCCGACAAGGCAAGGTCGCTGCCGCTCCACCGCAGCACCGACCCGCCGGACAGCGTGACGGTGTAGAGGTCCGCCTTGTTGATCGGGGCGCGCGAATTCAGCAGCGCCGCCAGCGCGCCGGTCGACGTTTCCCAAATGGCCGCCCTCATTGCCCGCCCGCCTTGATCGACAGCAGTTCCACTTTCCGCGCCTCCCACAAGTCCGCCATGAATTTCGTCAAGTCCATCTGGTCGCGCATGAACCGCACCCGGCGGTAAAACGCCCCGGTCCACGTCAGCGGCACACTGTTGGCGATGGGCGCCGTGAAGGTCACAAGCCCGGTGGCAGATATGCTGTAGCTGCCGGAACTGATCACCGACCCGCTGCCGTAGATGGTCGGCGTCCCGTTCAAATCGCACACCGCTTCACCGAACCCGCCGAAGGCGCGCGTCAACTGGAACTGCGTGGCGGTGCCGTTGCCCGTGCCGAACAGTTGCCCGGTCGCTGCGCAATCGTCAGGGTCGGTGAACAGGAACGAATCGAAGCTGCCGCCCCGGGCGTTGAAGAATCCCACCAGCGACTGAAGCTCGGTCATCGCCGCGCTTGAGCGAAGGAACTCGTAGGCCAGCGTGTAGAGGTACACCGGCGCCGTGGCGTCGCGCCCGCGGAACTCGCGCCGCGACGGGGCGGTGCGGATGGTCACCGGAGGGGCCAAAACCGACCGCTGGACGCCGAACGATAGCCCGGGGATGGTTGGGTATACCGCGGAACTCATGCCGGCTTCCAGGCGTTGTCGCGCTGCGCTGATTTCAGCGCCTTGACCAGTTGGTCGCGGTGAACCATGAAGTAGTTTCCAGGCATCGGGTGAGCGTTCAGGGTGACGTTGACCTCGCTGGCGCTGGCGCCGCTTTCGCCCAGCGACCGGATCGTGTCGGCGTGCTTCGCCGGCAGGACCATTTCGCGTTCGTGCAACTGGGTCAGCGGGTTGATGCCGGCCGGGATGTCATAGCCGCCTTCAGCGCTGGCGACGCTGCGGGCGAAGCCGGCCACCGCGGCGAAGGCGCCGCCCGCCACCACCGGGGCCATGAACGGCCCGACGTAGGGGATGCCGACGATGGCTTTGTAGGCGCCCGCCATCGCTTCCCACGCTGACGCCAGGATGTTCTTCACCGCCGTGGCCGCCCACAAGACGACGGAATTGGCCGCCGCCGTGGCTTCGATGCCGCCGCGGGTGGTCGCCCCGGTTGCGCTGGCCGCCGTCTTGGCGGCTTCGTTGACCGCCCACTCCGCCACCAACTTGACGCCCAGCTTGGCGTACTCGGTGGCGATGTCGCCCAACATGCTTTTCATGGCGCCACGAAGGGTCATGGTGCCATTGATGATCCCGCCCATCGCCTTCTCGAAAGACTGCGAAATGGGGGAGAACGCGTCTTGCCAGGACTTGCGGACGGCGGCCGACGTCGCGGTGGTGTTGCGGATGATGCCGGCGTTGTTGCGTTCTTCCGCCTGGGCAAGCTCAGCTTCCAAGCGCTCGCGCTCTTTCGCCGTGGTGCCATACAGCGCCATCTTCTGTTGCAGAAGGTCACGCTCAGCCTCGAATTGCTCTTGGTCGATCTGCCGGGCGCGGCGCGACACTTCCGCCGCCGAAATCTCGCCGGCCGACCGCAGCGCGTCAAGCTCCGCCCGCTTGACGTTCAGGCGCTCACCCGTCAACGCGCGTTCGTTGTCGATGGCGGAGAACTGCTCCTGATGCTCGTCTTGCAACCGCTTGCGGGTGAGGTTGAAGATTTCCGCGTTGACCGACTGGGCGTCCTTGACGCTCAGCGTGCGGGTGGCTTTGATGTTCTGCCAATAGGCAAGCTCCATCCCGGTCGATTCAGCGAAGAACTGCCCCTGCTCGGTCAACCGGGTGCGGAGCGCGTCCTTGAAATCGCCCATCTGCGACTGCTCTTTGTCGTCTTTGCCTTCTTTCACCGACGCTTGCCGGGTGCCGCCCTTCGGGCCTTTGGCTTCGGTCCCGTCGGAAAACAGGTTCCCGATCTTGGTCATGGTGTCTTCGCTCGACGCCACCATCGACTTCATCGCGGCGTCCCACCGCTGCGCGATGCGGTCCGGCCAGTTGGTCATCTCCTCCGCGGCACCCTTGAAGTCCCCGGTGACCAACTTGTAGAGCGCGCGCCCCAGCGACAGCAACGGCTCCGCGATGCTGTAGATCATCGCGTCCAGCGTTTCCCATAGGACGACGACGCCATTCTTGAGCGCCCAAAACACCGAAACCAGTCCGCCGATGGCGCCCTTGACGGTGACGACGGCGGCCGGGCCGATTTCCGAGAACCATTCGCCCAACTTCGCCAGCACCGGGATCAAGGCGTCCCCGATGGCTTTCTTCAGCCCGGTGACGACGTCGCCCACGTCGTTCATCGAATTCTTGAACGCCTTGTTCGCTTCGACGTTTTCGGCGGTGATGGTCAGGCTAAGGCTTTCCGCCTTCGCGCGCGCCGCGTCCATGTCGAGGTTTGCCAGCTTGACCGCGACGCCGACGTCGGTCATCCCGCGGCCGAAGACCTGGGTCATGGCAATCGACTGGTTCATGCCGGCGGCGTGATCCATGACCACCTTGGCGCCGTTCCGCAGCAGTTCTTGCGTCGCCAGCAGTTCGCCGTTCGCCCCGCGGGTGACGACGCCCATCGCGTTCATCGCGCCTTCGTTCTGCTTGATGTTGCGCGCCATGCCGGACGCCGCGCCGGCCGCTTGGTCGGACGACAAGAACACGTCGCCCAGCGCAATGTTCAGGACGCTCGCCTCGGTCGCCGTGATGGCGAACGCGCCGGCCAGCATCTTCGCCTCGCTGCCCAGCTTCAGCGTTTCGTTCACCGCCGACCGGAACACCGCGCCGCCGGCCAGTATCGCCGTGACCGCAGCGACCGCTCCGTTCAGGCTCCCGAAGGCGGCGGTGACGGGCTCGGTGGCGGACCGCATCCCGTCGAGCGCGCCGGCTGCGTTCAGGTGCATGACCTTGGCAGCGTCGCCCACGCCGACCATGCGGTCGCGCATGGTGTTCATGGCGTCCGAAACCGCCTTCGACGCGACGCCGGCCGCCTTTTCAAGCTCTGCCGTGGTCGCGCCGAACTGGACTTCTACCTTGTTGTCACTCATCGCTTCACCTGCGGGATCGTTGCCAGGAAGGCGGAGAGGTCCGCCTGCTGCACCGGCTCAGCCTTCTCCGGCTCGGCCTTGATGCCCAAATACGCCGCCACCATCAAATGCACCGGCGGGTGCCGCGTCCAGTACCGCGTCAAGGCGTTCAGCGACGGCAAGTCCAACTGATCCTGAACCTCATCCCACGTCATGCCGGTGGACATGACGACGTGAGAGATCAGGTCGGGCCAGTTGGCGTCGCCGTCGCCGGGGCTTCCCCCGATGCGCTTTTCACCCCCGACACTCCCATGACCGCCTGCATCACCGCAGCCATGTTGCTGACGTCCACGATGTCGGAAACCACGTCGTCGGTCGCTTCCGGGTAGTTGCGCCGCAGCGCCGCGCCCACGGTGTCGATGACCAGGGACAAGCTGGCCGCGTCGACGCCGCCCGTCCAGCCCGAAAGGCGCGATTCCAGCGACTGCAACATGCGCAGCGTGAGCGGCGGGACCGTGCGAACGACGCCGTCCGAGAACTCGACGTCGATGCCCTTGAAGCGGACGGCACTCATTCGGACAGCGCCCAGGTCATCACGTTGCCCGACGCATCAGCGAAGGCGTCGAAGGCGTATTCGGGGATGGCGAAGTCGTCCAGCTTCGTCGCAATGGACATCTTCGACGCGATGCAGTTGGGCAGCGTGATGATCAGCGACTTGCCGTTGAACGGCAGGTAGATGTCGGAGCGGAACGACGGGGCGTAGCCCAGCAGCGGGTTGACCAGGGTGGACTTCTTCGCCGTGGTGCTGGTCGCCGTGTACTGGAAATTGATGAACACCGTCTTGGCGACGTCGGCCGCGGCGAAGGTGTAGACGCCGGCCGCCACCGAATACTGTCCGGTCGTCGGGGCGGACGCGACGCGCGTCATCGGCACGCCGTTGGAGTCGCGCACGCCCAGGTCGAATGACCAAGTGCCGGTGCCCGGGACGGTCGGGGTGATGGTGAACGGGGTCGACGGGACCACCGTGCCAATCGTGTCGTAGACGTCGGACACGATGCCCGACGTGACCGACTGCCCGAACATGATGCTGTTGAACAGGGCGCCGTTCACTTGCGCGCCCTTCACCTTGCCGCTGATCTTGCCCTTGCCGCGGCCGACGGCGATGGGGAACTGCTGCTGACCATAGAGCATCTTGGTGTCGAAGCTCATGTCGACGCCGATTTCTTGCGCGACGCCGAACTGCACCGGCGTCGGGTTGACGATGGCTGCGCCGGAGTAGTCGGTAAGGGGGGTGCCGATCAGCACGCCGGAGCCGAAAATGTTTTGCATGGTGGTTCTCCTACGGGGTCACAAGAATGCGGATAGGGACGATGGCGACGGCTTGCGAGCCAAGCGTGCCTTCGTCGGTTTCGATGGCGCCCTCAATCCAGCAGTGCTGGACAAGCCCGCCAAGGGTCTGAACTTCGACGCCGCCGGCCGGCTCAAGCGCGGCTTCGATGCCGTCCAAGATGCCGTTCATTTCGGTGTCGGGGACGATGAAATCGCTGGTCCGCGCGGTGTAGACGTACACCGACACGTCGATGGTCCACTGCGCCGGAAGGCCGCGCACCCGCATGGCGGATTGGCCGCGGGGAGCCAGGAACACGGCGGGGCATTCGCCCGGCTGAACCTGCGACACATGGCGCAAGATCCGGTCGAAGGTCACCACGCCCGACACGGCGGACAGCTTGTCGGCCAGCGCCTGGATGATCGGCTCGCGGTTCACAGGCCCGCCCTCAACGCGGTCGCCACCGCGGATTCAAGCCGGACTTGCAGCGGCGGGGTGGCTTCGTTCAACGCCGGCGCCAGGAACGGCCGGGCGGCCATGCTGATCCGGCGCTGGTAGGCGCTCACCCGGACCATGATCGGCGCGATGGGGCGACCGAACACCTGGGTCTGCTTGCGGGTGAACGCGCGGACGGACTCATTGCCCTTGAACCCAAGCTCGAATCGCGCGGCGTATTCCACGTTGGTGCCGACCGTGCCCTCGACGCCAGCGGCGGTCGACTTGACCTCGGGGTGGATCGACCGGCGGAGCCGGCCGGTCTTCACTTTCAGCACGTCGCCGCTGACCTTCTTCTTGGCGATGTTGGTGACGTCCAGCGCGAAGGCGTTGACCTCGCGCGCGACCACCGCGCGCACGCGCTCCGGCATCGCGTCAAGGCGCGCGACCACGCGCTCTCCGCTGACGACGAACTGCGGGGTCACGATGGGGCGACCTTGCGGTACTGCATCAGCGTCGACTTGATGGCGTCGCTGAGCCCGTCCTGCGAGAAGCTGACGGACTCGCCGCCGATGCTGCGACTGGTCACGCCCGGGCGCGCGCGGCCGGCGTAGCGCAGCGCAATCAACTCGACGCAGGCTTGCTCGATTTCCACCGGGATCGACGGAAGCCCGGCGGTGTAGGTGATGTCGACGCACCCCGGCAGACGCGGGAAGGTGTACCCGCGCAGGTGGACGCCGTAATCATCGAAGAAGTACCCGGGCGCCGAAACCGACGCCGACGCCGCCAGCGCGGTGCCGTTGATGCTCAGCGACGCAACGGCGGTGACCGGGTAGTTCGGCAGCATCAGGTACTGCCCGCCGACGCCGTCCAGCGTTTCGGTGTAGACCGTCGCCGCAATCGTGCGGTTCAGCCAGGACTGGATGAAGTTGCTGACGGACGTCAGCAGGCGCGCCAGCAAGGCGTCGTCAACGGAGCCGGTGACGTTCAGCCATTGCTTGACGTTGGCGAGCGTGGACAGGTCGCCGGCCGCCACGTCATTCCGCCTGGGCCTCGACCGCCGTGCTGACGAAACCGTGCGCCACGGCGTCGATGATCATCTGCGTGGGGGCGTCGTCGGGGAGCGTGATCACCCCGCGCTTGACGTCGAACTGCTCGCCTTCGTAGCTGAACGCGGCGACGCCTTCGGGGGCTTTGAATTTCTGCGGCATGGTTGCTCCGTTGGGTCAGGGATGGGCGAGCCCGTAGGCCCGCCCGTCGGCATCAGGCGTTGCCGATGTTGGTGATGACGCCCATCGAGAACGGCGCGTAGTGCTGCAAAACGCCGTCGGCATAGACGCCGTACTCATACGAACGGGTCTTCAGCGGCCATTCCAACTGGTAGTAGTCTTGGCGCATCAACATGCGGCACACCTCGCCCACGCCCGACATCGGGTAGGGGATCGACTCCGAGAAGAAGAAGATCGTCCCGGCCGGCATGTTGGGGTGGACAACCAGCGGCACTTGCTGGCCGGTCACCTTGTTCCAGTACGAACCCACCACCACGCCAGCGGCGATGGCGCCGGTCTGCGCGTTGACGTCGGCGTTCAGCTTCAGCAGGGGAGCGCCACCGTTGCCGATGATCTTCTTGGTGATGTTCACCAGTTCCTGCGTGCTGAGGTAGATCTTCGTCGGGCTCAGACGGTACTTGTTGTAGAACGACAGGAAGGCGGTTTCGATTTCCACGATGCCGCCAGCGCCGTCGCTGGTCAGACCCGTGCCCACGCCCGCGACGCCGGCCGGCTGGACGGCGATGTAGGCATTGCTGCCCGGCTTGAAGGCTTGCGTCAGCAAGCCGTCGAAGTCGACGGCCGACGTGCTGTTGTCGCTGGCCGCCAGGGTGGAGGCAAGCTGCGCGGCGCCGTTGGACGCTGCGGTGAACACGATGCTGTTGATCGACGTCACGCCGTTAAGGCGCTCCGAACCGGCGGTGCCCAAGAACCACGCGTAACCGACGGCGCCGTTCACCGCGGCCACCGTGGCGGTCACGGTGGACGTGCTGCCGGTGGTGGCCACGGTGTTGGCGGCCGACTTCTGCGCGGAGCCGTCACCGAAGGTGGTCGTGGTGCCGTCCTTGTTGGTGCGGGTGATCTGGCCCGACAGGGTCGTGGTCGCAGGGGCGAACGCCTGACCAATGGCGCCGTTGTTGACGCCGACCAGATCCAGATAGGCTTGCAGGCCCAGCGCCACGCAGATGACCGACTGCGTGCCGGCAGCGATGGTGCCGCCGGTGGTCGAGGTCGACAGCGTTGGGGTGGGCGTGGTGCCCAGCGACAGACTGGTGTTGCCGCCCAGGATGACCAGTTCTTCACGGATCATGGTGGCGCCCAGCAGTTGCTCGACGGCCAGCGCCTTCACGTCATCGAAGTTCTTGGCGGCATATTGCGCCTCGAAGGTGACGTCGTTTTCCAGGCCGAACCCGCGGAACGCGGCGAAGTATTCGCTCTGCGCGTGGGTGATCACACCACCGCGGCGGCCTTCAGCCACGCCGATGCGCTGGTTCGCGACGTTGATGTTCGTGATCGCCTTCCAGTTGGCCTGGATCGCAAACCCGCCGGTGACGCGCGCAATGGCGTTGCGCAGCGGGGTCATGCGCGGGACCATGTTCTTGGCCGGGGCTTCCAAGTTGTAGGCTTGCAGGCCGGTCGTGGCGGTCGACGGCTGGATGAACGACTTGATCAGGTCATCCGGGTTCGCTTGCGCGGCCTTCATCAGCGCCAGCGTTTCGGCGGTCGACGTGCCACTCATGTGCAGCACCAAACCGGCGCGGCCCATGTACCCGAACACCGCACGGTGGATCGGTTCCAGCAGCGCCAGGACAGCGGCGCCGATCATCGCCAGGGCGGCGGTAAACAGGGAATTCTTGCGCATGGGGTTCTCCCGAAAGTGCAGGTGTGGGGTTGGAGGTTGGAACCCGACCGTCAGAAACGGCCGGCGTGGATCTTCTTGATGGACGTCGCGACTTCGTTGACGGAGCCGTCGGCCTTGACGATGGGGGTGACGCCGCCAGCCGCGGCGGATGCGTCGCCGGCCGCTGGGACCACCATCAGCACCGCCTTCGCGGGCGCTGGCAAGGCTTCCAGCGCGGCGACGCGGGCCTTCAGCACGTCGGCGTCGGCGTTCAGCTTGGCGATGGTGTCGGCGTGCGCGGCTTCCAGCTTGGTGATGGCTTCGTCGCGCGCGTCTTCGGACGCTTGGAGCGCCTTTTGCAAGTCGTCGGCGTGGCCGGCTTTCTGCGCGCCAGCGCAAGCGCCCAGCGCTGCGGATGCGTCGTGGATCGACTGGATCTGCGCCATCGAAGCGGCCGACAGCGCCCGGCCCGCCTTCTCGACGCTGGCCGGGCTCGCCAGGGCAAGCGCCTTGGCCGACAGGTAGATCGCGCCAGCCGGGCCTTGCTGCTCGGCCAGCATTTCGGCGGTTTCTTCCGCGACCATGTCTTTCAGGATGCCGGTGCCGGCGTCCAGCCAGTCCTTCAGCGCGGCGGGGAGCGGCGAGCCGTCGCCTTCGTTCGCGGCTTCGCACGCCACCGACTGCATCAGCCAGTACGCCGCGCCAAGCAGGCTCGCAAGCTCAGCGACGGAGCCCATGCCCTTCGCGACCGTTTCGGTCGGGGTGACGGGCGCGACTTGAGCGGCCTTGGCGAGTGCGACCAACTGCGCCGGGGTGACGGTGCCCGCGTCGATTAGTTCGGCCAGTTCAGCGACGTCGTCTTCCGGCGTGCGCTCGGCCTTCATGATCGTGATGACCGCTTCGGGGTTGGCCGGGCGGTCCACAAGCGACACTTCGATCAGGCGGATGCCCTTGATGATCGACTTGTTCAGGTTGTCGCGCTCGACCACTTTGCCGCCGATGCTGAACCCTTTGTAGACGCCGGCCTGGACCTTCTTGACGGCTTCGCTGTCGATGACGTGCGCGCCGAACCAAGTCCGTCCTTCAGCGTCGACGCTGGCTTCGATGGCGGTGCCGGCGGCCTTCTGCTGGTGCATTTCGCGCACCGCGCCGAACTTCATGTAGTCGGGGATGGCGGCCTTCATGGCTTCCGGGGTCACCGTTTCGCCGTCACTGTCCACGGCGCCGGTGGACGCGAAGCCCCACACCTTGACGGTGCCATCAGCTTGCGCTTCGGACTTGGCGAACTCGGCAAATAGCTTCATGGGCGTGCGTCAGTGGGTCTGGACGGGGCGGATAGTACAACAACCGCGCCCAAATCGGTAGCCGATCACGCCTGGATGACGGGCAGGGTGTCCGACAACTCGTAACGGGAACTGCCATTGGCGCCGGTGGCGACGCACCGGACGTCGTAATAGACGCCGTCCAGCCCGCCTTGAACCTCCTGCATGACCTTGGCGCCCAGGATCTGCGGGCTCCCGCGCTTGACCGCCGACGGTGAGGGGTCGGTGCCGCCGCTTGCCACCACGATGTCGATGGTCGGAAGGCTGACGCTCGCGGTCAGCGCGGTGAAGTCGAAGGTGATGGTGACGATTTCGGACGGGGTCTTGGGCGAGAACATTGGCGCCTCCTATGCCTTGATGGTGTAGTTGCGACCCGTCGCCTTGACGGTGAACCCGCGGGCGGTCGCGACGATGGTGTAGCCGCGCGTCCTGGCGAGGACGATGTAGCGCGGGTTGATGTCCAGCGCGCCCAGGAACGCCAGCACGTCGGCCGCGGTGAGCGTGTCCGCCCGGGCGGCTGCGAAGATGGCGGTCGTTGAAACCGACTCACCCGCGGCGATGGCTTCCAGCGCGGCCCCGGCGTATGCCATCACGGCGCCGATGACGTCGGACGCGGCGCCCGATTCAGTGAGCGCGGCCGCAAGTGCGCCGAACCCGGCGGCCACCGACTCGGCGGCGGTCATGGTGTCGATCGCAGTGGCTGACATCAGCAGCGACGCGGACAGATTGGATTCGCTCAAGGCACCGACCTCCGAAACGACGGCAGGCGCGCTCTGCCCGCTGTATGGGGCATCGGTAGCGGCGCCCGCCTCCGACGCGCTTGCAGTGGCTATCTGTGCCGCCGTAGGGGTATCGGCTGCGGCCCCGGCTTCCGCACGCGCAGCGACGAACTGCGCCAGGGCGGCGCCGGTGTCCGCGGCGGCCAGGGTGTCGGCGGCTTGCTGCACCGCGGCGCCGGTGGCGTTCACGGTGTCCACGGCGCTTCCGGCGTCGGAGCCGGCCGCCTGGAACGACGTGGCGCCGGTCGGCGCGTCGGCCGCGGAGCCTGATTCGCTGACGCTCGCGGCGCCGGCGGCAGTGACGCCCGGGGCTTCCGCGGCGGTGAGCGCTTCAGCGGCGACGGCCGGAGCGCTGGACCCCGACGTCGAGGCGGTGTCGGCGCTGGATAGGCTCTCCGCCCCGGCGCTGACGAACGCAGCCGTCGTCGACGGGGTGTCCGCGGCGGTCAGGGTTTCGGTGCCGGCTGCGCCCAGCGCGGCGGTGACGGTCGGGGCATCCGCGCTCGACAGGGTTTCGGCGGCGGCCTGGACCCCGCCGGACAGCGCAGATGGGGCGTCCGCGCCCGCCAGTGCGTCGGTGCGGGTGGCGCTGGTCGACGCCGTCGAGGTCGGGGCGTCCGCGGCCGCGCCGGCTTCGGTGATGGCGGCGACGAACGCCATGAAGGCGGCGGCGGTGTCGGCGGCGACCCCTGCGTCGGCCAGCGCGGCGGCCATCGCTGCCGCGGCCGACCGGGTGTCGACGGCTGCGCCAGCTTCCGCGATGGCGGCGGCGGTCGTGACCGTTGCGGACGGGGCGTCAGTAGCTGCGCCCGCTTCCGCGATGGCGACGCCGCCAGCGGCGGAGGTCGCTGACGCGGTGTCGACCGCGGATATAGCCTCCGCCAGCGCCACCAGCGCAGATGAAATCTGCAACCATGTGATGCGCGCTTGAGCCGGCGACGCTCCCGCCGCCAAGTCAAGCTGTAGCAGCGTCAGCAACATCGCGAGGCGGCTTTAGGCGTAGAAGATTTCGCCCAGCACGTCGTTCGCCGCCGTCACCGTCGCGTCGAGGTCAGCAATGGCGCCCGTGCAGGCAATCGCGATGCCGGTGGCGAAACCGATGCCCGCCGGGATCGAAACCGACGACGCTGAATTGGGGGCAATGGGGACCACGAAAGCCGGCGACGACGCGCCCATCGTCGGCGCGACAGCAAGATTGAAGAACCTGAACACCTTGATCGCGGCGGTGGTGTTGTACAAGTTCCAGCCCACCACACGGCCCGCCGATGCCTTCACGCTCGCAGCGTTCGTTGTCGCCGCCGCCGTGAATTTCGCAACAGTAGCCGCGCCCGTCGCGTTGGCGCGAAGCTGAAGGCCGACGTCGCCAATGGCCGCCGTGCCCGCCACCAGCGCCGGCAGCGCGGTAATGGCGCTGACCGTGCCGACGGTCGTGACCGTGGCAAGCGTCTGCGCGGCGGCGATGCTCGCGGTGACGGCGCCACTCACCGCCAGCGGGTTCGCCGTGCCCTGCGATTTCACGCCTTGCAGGAAGACGTTGAAGTTCGCGAAGTTCTCGACCGCGACGAAGCCTATCGTCCACGTCGTCGTGGTCGCCGGAGCGGTGGTGCCGTTGTATGACCAGATCCACAGATAGAGCGGCGTGTCTTCGTCGGGGATGTTCTCGTAGCGGCTTGCCCGGGTGGCGAAGGTGGGGGTGGTCGCCGTCGCCCGCAGCGCGTCTTGCAGGTACACCTCGCGCCCGAAAATATCGTTCTCAACGATGACGCCGGGCGTTGCGGTGGTGTTGATGGTCGCCGTCGTGTCGCCCGACGCCCACCCGCGGCGCTGCGCGTCGAAGGCGATGTTGGTCGCCACCGTGCCGGTGACAAGGTTCCTGACGTAGTTCCAGCCGAACAGGGTCAGCGTACCCGTGCCGGTAGCCGGCCAGCCTGCCACCGTGAACTGGATCGTGTTCGCGTCAGGGATGGCGGCGATGGCGTAGCGGCCCGGCACGCCGGCCACGGTGGCGATGCCGCCCAAGAACATGAACTGGCCGACGTTCTGCGCGGTGAGCCCGTGCGCGGTCAGCGTGACGTTCACCACGGTGGCGCTGACCATCGTGAAGGTGAGGCCGGCGCCGATCAGGTCGGCCAGGACGATCTGCAAGTTTTGGTTCGCGATGCGCTGGCTGGCGACGATGGACGCACGCATCCGCATGACGCCCTTGAAGCTCACGGTGGACCGGCTCAACCATTCGGCGTTGACCGTCACGCCCGTCAGAATGTTCAGCGAGCCGGCGGTCTGGTTGTACGTCACGCCCGTGCCGACGATGGGCGTGACCATGTCGGCAGACAGCACCGACGCGCCCACGTTGGCGAAGCTGCACGCCCACTGATCCAGGCCGACGATGCGGGACGGCGGGGCCGATGCGTTGTGCGCGGGCGTCGACGTCGTCAGCGCGGGCGCCAGGACGTCGTAGACGGGTAGCGGGGTGGCCGCGCTCGGCGTCTTGAAATCGCTGGCTGCGCCGAACCCGAACTTGACCATCTGCGCGATGGACGTTGCCGGAGCCGCGCCGCCGTCGACGGTGGTCAGCGAGTCGACAAGGACGGATGCGCCGCCGGAGCCGGCGTTCAGGGTGGTGACGGTTGCGGTCATGCTTGAATCTCGATCTTGAGCCGCGTAGCGGTGCCGCCAGCGACGGTTAGGGGGACGGTGTATTGCGCGACGCTGCTGGTCGTGGCTTGCCAGGGCGAAACGCCCAGCACGGCGTTGCTGCTATCCAGCGCGCTGAACCGGAACTGGCAAGACGCCGCCGCCGCGGTCAGGTAGTCACCAGCGAATGACAGGTTGTAGGTGCCCGGCGCCAGCGGCATAGCGTTGCCCGCGCCGTCTTCCAGCGTGGTGATGGCGCCGCTGGCGCTGAACGGCGCCTCCGCGTAGCTGGCGTCATTGCGGGTCGCTTCGTTGATGCTGGCGCTTAGGCTTGCGCCCGTGAACGTCCAGCCACTGACCGCGATGTCGGACCCGGGGCGGCTGATGGTGCCGGTGATGCCTGCTGCGAAGGGGAGCGTGGGGGCGGCGAAGGCCTCCGCGTAGACCGCTGCATGGCTGCGAGACATCCGCTGCGCGCTTGCGGCGTCGATCTGCCCGTCAATCATGCCGATGAATGACCACGCTGCGGCGGCGTTGTTCACTGAACCAGAAGACCCATGCATCCCAAGACCCCAGGCACCGCCGACTTGATTCGTGCGTGACGGTGCGTTTGCCTGGGATGCCAGAAGAGCGCCGTTGCGCCAGATTTCCATGCCTCTAGGGCCTGCGGTCAGCACCATCACATCGGACTGCTGCACCGTGCCACATGCAGCAAATAGCCGCGTCAAACCAGCAGTAGTGCCGCCAAAGTCCCAATAGATGTTGCCGTCGCTGTACGGGAAGTGACCGCCAAGACGGTCCGTCAGCGTCGTGCTTGAGCTTCCAATGTCAGCCTCAGTCGCGGTGTTCAAGGAACACCCACAGATCACCAGAGTCACAGCCGAGGTAGGCAGCGCAAGCGTGACGCCAGCAGTTCGGTTAAGAAAGTAAACGTCATAGACGACGTTGTTAGGCGTCAGAAAAGCGATGCCATTTTGCTGCGCAGTCGTGATGACATTGTTCGCGGCCTGCCCGCTGTACTCGCCGCTGATGATGTCGGGGAAGCCGAAACTCCCGCACCACATATGAATCCACGGCCAGCGCGTGTTGACTGCGGCGCGGAACTGCGGTTGCCGCCCCTGCGCCACATCCGGCCAGATGAATTGACCCAGGTCAGCCAGCATTTAGGTGCCCGGCGTCCACGGCGTGCATGTCAGGGTGAACGTGCTGAGCGACACCCCCGTGCCGTTGTTGTAGACGTAATAGTCGCAGTCGGGCGACAACGCCACCGCGTTGAGGGCGAGCGCGCCGAATGTCGAGGTCGTCTGCCCTGCCGGCGTGAACGTCCCCACAAAGCGCGGCGGGATCGTGCTGCCCGGCGTGCCACCTGCCGTCCCAGCAAAGTCGCGGTCGACGGCTACCAGTTGAATGGCGCCGCCAGTGGGCGCCCCCGACCACGTTCCGCCCGTGATGCGGAAGTCGGCCAAGAGCGCGCCAACGATGGATAACGCCGACTGCTGCACGCGCAGCGCGCCGCTGTAAGCGCCGCTCGCTGCCGTGAGTGACCCGATGGTGACGGCGGTCGCCGCCTGTCGGTAGATTGGCGTCGGCATATCAGGCCGCGTTCAGCGCGTCTTGGAGGTTGTTGTTGGACAGCGTGCCCTCCCACACCAAATCCCACGGCGCGGCGCCGGTGGCGGTATCGATGAACAACGCCTCGCCCACGGTGGCGACGCGCTGCATCAGCGCTTGCACGGTGGTCCAGCCGGCGCCCTGGTTGGTGCCCGTGACGCTGGTCGGCAGCGCGGTGAGGCAGTCCTGCAAGCCCCCGCGGATGTTGGGCAGGCCGGACGCGATGCGGGACTGCCCCTGCACCAAGGTTTGCAGGGAAATCTGCTTGGATTGGGCGGCGAGGTTCCTGTTCGTCCAGATGGTGGTGCCGTCGGGCGTCTGTGCCGGCGTCATGTTGGCCCAAATGACCGCGTTGCGCAGCGCGTCGCCGTCGGTGTAGCTTTTCCAGACGGTCACCGCCGACGGGGCGTTCAGGAACGCCGCCATGATGCCGATGTTCCCGACCGCGCGGGCCGCCACAAAGCCGGCGTCCGTTTCGGCCAGGATGGCGGCTTTCAAGATCAAAAGTTGTGCGGGCGTGAGCATGGTTCAGTCCTTTGCGGCCCGGGTCACACCGGCGCGGGCGTGGCTTCGATCTGCTCGCCTGTGAAGAAACGCGTGTGCGTGCCGGCGGCGTCGGTCCACTTCACCTCGAATTGGACGTCGGCGTCCACGATGGCGACGCCGACCACCTCACCCTGGATCGGGGTGACCACTTGGCGCACTTGGTCGCCGGGCTTGAATTGCAGTGCCATGTCGGTTCCTTTGTTTAGACGGTGAGCGAATAGCTGACGCTCAGCGTGTCGCCGGGCGCGACGATCTTGTCGCCGCCGGTGAAGGTGCCAGCGCTGAACAAGATGCCGGTGGTGCCGTCCTTGGTCGAAATCGTGGTCAAGAAGCAACCCTTGACGGTGCCGCCGGTGGTCACGATGCTGAACGTCAGCGCGGCGGACAGCGCCTTGGCGCCGGCGGCGGCTGCGCTCCACACGGCGGTCGGGCGCGCGGCTTGCGAGTACAGCGGGGCGGTCGCGCCGCCAGCTTCCACCCATCCGCCGTGCGACGCCATCGTGTCGGTGGCGGCCGGGCCGGTCGTGTAGGTGGTGGAACTGATCAGCCCCACGAAGAACGCCGCCGTGTAGGCGGAGCCGGCGAGGTACTTGTCCAGCAAGTCGTTCTTGCCGACCGTGGTGACAAGGTTGTGGATCGTGTCGACCCACTTCACATTGCCGGCGGCGTCGCGGCACTCCACGGTGTAGGTGCCGGCGGTCATCAGCGCATCGGCGTGCGAAGCCCCCGACGCGACGGCGGCGGCGGCCATTGCCAGGGGCAGGATCTTGTCTTTCATGGTCACTCTCCTTCGGAGTCGGTCTGGAATCGCACCGGCAGCACATCGCACCGGCAGTTAGGGTGGTCCGGCGGCGCATCGACGCCGGATTGGAATTTCGAGCTCAAGGGGATCGGGCCTTGCTCGCCGTTGGACTTGCAATCCGGCGTCACAAGGTCGTCGCCAGCGGTGATCCACTCCTTGCGCAGATCAATGCCGGACTCCTCCGCGGCGCGGTAGGCGATGAGGTTGCCTTCGACGTCAGCCATCGCCGTTTCCGTTCGGGCGATGGTCATGGCGCGGGATTCGCTGAAGGCTTCGTCTTCGCGGATCGAATCGGCCAGCCGGTCGTTTGACCATCCTTCTTCGATGGCTTGCGTGACGTTGCCGCGGAGCATTTCGCGGGTTGAATCGGTGATGACCCACTCGGCGGCCGGGTTCGGCACCAGTTCGCCGTCGACCCACTTCATACCGACAAGCTCAGCAGCGCGGTCGGCGGCCCATTCGGCGGCCCGGTCGTTGGACAGGTCGACCGCGGCGGCCACGTTGACGTCGATCTGGCGCATCGCATCCGTTGCGGCGTCCGACGCGAACGGCGACAGGATGGCGGCGACGTCGGCCGGCAGATCCGACCAGTCGAGGTCGATTTCGTCCAGCAGCGCGTCGATCTTGCGGCGGAACTCATCGGTGCGGGGCGACTTGCCCAGGCGCGACAGCAGCGCGGCGGCTTGCTCAGCGACGGCTGCGCCCTTCGTTTTCAGGTACGGCGTGAGCAAGTCCTGCATGGCGGCGCGCGTCAAGCGGACAGAGAGTCGTTCGCGGTCAAGCGGGCGCGCGTGTAGGGGCTTTTTTTTTGAGCCTTCTGAGCCGCGTCTTCACCCTTGGGCGGGGTTGGGTCGTTGTTCGCCCCATCGACGCGCTTGGCGCCCACGGCGGCCCCCTGCTCAGCCCCTGGAACGGGCTTGCCATCGGGACCGACCGCCATCGGCGGCGGCGGCGGCGCAAGCTCGGCCTTCTGCTCATCGGTGAGCGGGTCCATGCCAAGGCCCGCGCGGATTTCGTCCGGCGTAACCACCTTGGCGTCGAGGTAGATCTTGTTGATCTGCGCCTGCTGGATCGGGTCGTGGTCTTCTTCTTGGTCCCACTCGAATTCCAGATCCATGAACCCGAAATAGCGCCAGATCACCGTGTCGATGACGCCCTTGACCCACTGCATGATCGGAAGCAAGCCTTCCTCGGCGGCGATGGCTTTGGCGGTGTTCGCGGTGGCGCGGTTCTGGTCCTTGACGAAGCCTTGCGGGCTCACGCTGAAGGCGTAGCACACGATGCGGGCCAGCCAGTCATCGAACTGGTCGTGAAGCGCCTTCTCCTTCGTGTCCACCGGCGTGACGCCCGACGGCACGAACATGGCGCGGGCGCGCTCGGCGGTGTTCCCGGCGAGCATGGACTGCCACCACGCCGAAAACTCCTTGATCTGCGACGGGTTCCATTCGGCCGGCACCTGCATGATCAGATCCGGCACCGACCCTTCGGTGAAGTACTGCAACTGGTACAACTGCCGGCGGACGGCGATGTTCACCGTGGTGATGATCTGTTCGACCGGGCCGAACCCGTAGATCTTGTGCGTGCGCAGGTTCCGCGGGCGATAGATCAATTCGTCGCGCGAGTAATTCACCGCCGGCAGGCCGCGGATCAACTGCTGATAGGCGGGGTCGGGCGCCACGGGCGTGCGGCCGGTCGCGTCGATGATGCGGCGCACGGTCGCGCCGTCGATGGTTTCCAGGGCGTACAGCGTGCCGCCGTTGGTCATCCGCGGGTAGATGGTCGCCGCGTCCAGCACGAACAGGTCTTCCAGCACCATGCGGAGCCAGTCTTGCCAGGGGTGTTCGCGGTCGGGGAAGCGCAGGAAATCCTCGACTTGCTTGCAGCGGTCGTCGGGGTCGGCGTCTTCGTCGCGCGGGCGGATGCTGAACGCCAGCCGCGACATCTGGTCCTTGCGCGTTTCGATCACCAAGCGCAGCAAGTCATACCCGTCGGCCAGCGCTCGCAGTTGTGCCGCCGTGACGGCTTCCTCGCTGCGCGGGTTCTGCTTGATGTTGACGTTGGGCGCGAAGTCGAAGGCGCGGCCCTTCGCCTCTTGCTGCGCGACCGGCTGGATCGGCTGGCCGGGCGATAGCCACCCGTTCGGCGTCACGCCGCTCAAGGCGTAGCGCACGCCGGTGATCACGCGAGCGATGACGCTGGCGTCGATGGGGGTCTTGATCGGCTTGTCGCTCACAGGCGCTCCGGCCCGATGAGGGTGGCGACCTCGCGCCCGTTACACGATGACAAGACGGTGGCGGTGAGCGTTGCGACGCTGACAACCAGCAGGATGATGCGAAACGGTCCCCTCATGGTGCGCGTGCCCTCGTAAGACGGGCGCACTGTACCACCGAAACGGTCGCATTTCACCTGCCGATGAACCCCTTGAACCCGTCGAAGGCGGCCGGCGGCCCGGGTTGGGCCTTCGCTGCGGTGCGTAGCTGCGCGGCTTCCGCCGCCTCTTGCTTGTAATACTCCAACAGGCCCAGCGTGTTGTCGGTGAGCGAATCGAAGCCCAGCGACAGCGCGTCAATCTGGTCGTCGTTCTTCCCGTTGGGGAAGTTGCGCATTTCGTTCACCAGCGCCAGATTCCAAGGCGCGCGGAGCATGACGACGTTGCCGACGTTGACCTGGGACGCGAGCGGGCGCGCGCGCAGCACCTTGTCGCCACTGACCGGCTTCGATGACACGCTGTAGCCCGCCAGCAGTTTCGTCATGGCGCGCGCGACGCCTTTGCCGGCGGAGCCCGGGTCTTGCGGGATGGCGATGGACACCCCCACCCCGTCGCGCCCGGCCGTGTTCACCAGCGCCTCATCGACCTTTTCGGAGGCTTCCTGCATGTGGACCATGTCCGCGATGATGTAGCGGCCGTCGGGGATCTGGCCCAGCGCGGCGCCCGCGGTGAAGTCGCCATCGGCTTCCGTCCCGGCGAAGTCCCACGCGCGCACCATGCGTGTGCCCACCGGGATGGCGTCGACGTAGCCGATGGCGTCGGGCTTGAACTCGCCGCCGGCCAGCGGTGCCGGGCGTTGCTGGTACTGCCCAGCGAAGACGTAGGGGTTCGCGCGCTGCATCGCTTGCAGCGCCTGGACGGTGTGCTTCGCCGGCCACAACGCGGTGGCGCCGTCATCACTCAGCGCCGGAAAGGCGACGTGGTCCCACTTCTCGCCGTTGCCGCCGGCCAGCAGGAAGCCGGACAGGTCCGACTCATGCAAGCGCTGCATGATGACGATGATCGGCGTGGAGCGGTTCTCGCCGTTGCCGCGGCTCTCAAGCGTGTTCCCGAACCAGTCGATGACGTTCTTGCGCATCGTGTCCGACCGCGCCTCGTCCGCCTTGTGGGGGTCGTCGATGATGATGGCGCCGCCGAACCCTTGGCGCAGCTTGCCGGCGCCGTAGCCGGTGATGGTGCCGCCGGAGCCTTGCGCGTAGACCACGCCGCCGTCCACAGTGCGCCAGTCGTTGCGCGCTTTCGAGTCGGTGCGCAGCCGGACGCCCGGGAAAATGCCGGCGTAGGCGTCTGTCTCGACCAGATTGCGCGCCATGAAGGCATTGTTGGCGGCCAGCCCACCTGAGTAGGACGTGTGGATGAACTCCGCATCGGGGACGTGGCCCAGCGCCCACGCGATGAAGTTGACCACCGCTATCTCGGTCTTGCTGTAGCGCGGCGGGATGTTGATGATCAGGCGCGTGCATTCACCCCGGAACACCCGCATCAGCGCGCGGCAGATTTCGATGTGGTGCCAGTTGACGACGAAGTCATAACCCTTGCGCGACCGGAACATGAAGCGCGTGAAGGCCAGCAGCGACCGGCGGGCCGCCTCTTGCTGCCCGGCCAGGACGCTCGCCGCGTCTTCGGCGTCAGTAGTCGCGGAGGTAATCATCCATCGCCTTCTTCGCTTTGGGCGTCATGTTCGACGTGGCGATGGGCGGAGCGCCGGCCAGCCCGCCGACGCCGTGGTTCTCGGTGGTGCCGCCAAGGGCGATGCGGCCGATCTTCTGCGCGGCTTCGGCAAGGCTGGCGATGGTGCGGGCTTCGCTCGCCGTCAGCTTGCGGCCGTCCTGCTTGTTCGCGTCGGCCAGCATTCGGGCGGCCACGCCGCGGAGCGCGCGACTCATGGAGGCGTCCTGCGCGTCGAACTCGGCCAGTTGCTCGGCTTTCGAGCGGATCGCCTTCGCCGTTGCGACAACTGTGACCGCTTGCGACATCGCGTGTCGCTCAGCCATCCACTTTCCGCGCGCCACACGCTGCCTCATGGCGTCCAAAGTGACCCCAAATGTCGCGGCATGTTCAGCCGTTGACATCGTGCCCTTGATGAAGGCCAGCTTGATCGCCGGCCAGTCGGCTCGCTGCGTGGCGCCGCGGGGTGCGGGTTTCTTCTTCACTTGCGCGCTGCCTCGCGTGCGACCGCTTCAGCCTGGACGAAGATGGTTTCGCCGCAGTGGACGCAGATGATCGGGACTTGCTTCTCGGACGCTACCCCTTCGATGCCGTCGAATTGCGTCGATGCGCGCTCGCTGGCCGCGTCGATGTCACTCTGCGACGCACCGGCGACATCCAGGCCGCCAGCGTCCGCCAGCAGCTTTTCAAGCTCGCCGTCGGTGAAGAATGCCTCCATGTCCACGGCGTCGCTGATTTCGCGAAGCTCCGGCACCAGTTTGGCGATGTCCCACTCGGCCAGTTCGTTCGTCTTGTTGTCCGCGATGCGGTACGCCTTGACGCGCGCCGGGTCCAGCCCGGTCAGCACCACGCAGGGCGCTTTTTCGTGGCCCAACTCCATCAGCGCCTTGTAGCGGGTGTGCCCGACAACGATGACGTTGTCCTTGTCCAGCACCAGCGGTTGATTGACGCCGAACTCCATGATGGAGGTCTTGACGGCGTCGACTGCGCCGGCGTTGTCGCGCGGGTTGCGCCAGTATGGCTTGATCAGGGTGAGCGGGATCTGTTGGATCTTCATGCAGGGTTTGCCTTCTTGTGGTCGCGGCGTAGTTCGATCTGGCGCGTGGTTTCCCACGCCCGTTTGTAGTCGGCGTTCTCGAATAGCTTGCTGAACCCGGTGACGTGCTTGAGTCGGACCAGTTCATCGACCGACACGCCAATCTCGGCGCAGATCGCTTCGTCGGTCCAGCCGTTTTCCAGCATGGTGAAGACCATGCTTGCCATCCCGGTGATGGAGTGCTTCCCCCGCGCGCGGTTGTGGCGGACGGTGGACGCCATGCGGTCATTGATCGACTTGTTCAGCACCACGCAGGGCAACAGGCCGCCGTTGCGCGCGAGCAGTTCGGGGTTCAGCCTCATCGTGGTGTAACGGTGGAACCCGTCCACGATGACGAACTTGCTGCGCTCCGGGTCGAAAACCACTACCACCGGCTGCGTGTACCCGTCATGCGTGATGCTGACGTGCAGCAGGCGCATTTCGTTCATCGCCACCGCGTTCGGGTTGTAGTCGTTCGCCTCCACCTGGTCTATGGGAATCCACCGCACCCAGTCGACGGGGTTATGCCGCTGCGGGCTCAGATCGTGCATCAGGGCTCGCAGCGCTTCGATGGTGGACGTTGGGTCGCCCGATGCTTCCACCGCGCGCCGTAGGGTCGTTTTCGCGTCTTCCAGTGTCACCATGTCGCCTTCCCGGCCAGCTTGCGTCGGTGAGCGATTGCCCACCCGGTTGTTTCCATCGCCCGGGTCTTGATCAGTTCCCAGTCGTTCGTGAGGATGGACGTGATGTGATAGCGGGCGATGCGGTCGAAACCGAACGTCGCGCCGTAGATGTCGTCCTGGCGCTTGAAGGCGGCGGCCATGCCGGAGCGCCATTCCGGCTTGTCGATCAGCTTGTCCAGCAGGTAGTCGCGGTACTCGCGCCAGTCCTTGAACATGAACGGAAGCTCGGTCGGGAAGTAGTCGTCGGCCATTTTCCCGGCCATGTCGATGCCCTGGATGCGGCGGGTCAGCTTGACGTAGGTCGCCGGCTCCGCCTCCTGCATGTAGAACAGGTGCCCGACCGCTGTCTCATGGTGGACGTTGGACACCCGCATGTCGCGCAGCCCCACGCCGTAGGCGTATTGCGTGTCGTATATCGCGTTGTAGGGCCACCCGTTCTTGTGGATCGCCACCCACACATCGGTGTATGACCAGTCATAGATCGGGTACATGGCGACGTGGTTCTCGCCCTTGGTCAGTCGCTTACCCCAGGTTGCCCACTTGTGCGTCGGCATGTGGGTGAGCCCGACGGTGCGCGCGGGGCTTTCCTCGCAGCGCACGCCGCCGATGATGCAGGCCGATTGCCCGGCGTACTCCTTGGCGATGATGGCGTCAAACAGGGCGCCGAATCGGTCGGTGCCGTAGTCGTTGACGTGGACGCTGTCAGGCTCCCGCGGGCGCATCCAGCGGTCTTCGGCCGCGGCATCCCAGCACATCAGCCAGTGTTCATCCTTGCTGGTCGCGTTGAACAGGCGCATCGGCATCTGGTACCAACGCGGGCGGACGTCCGGGTGGCGCATGACGATGCAGGCTTGATCGTGCGTGGCCTGCCATTCCGCCTCTTGGTCGATCCACATAACCGTCAGCGGCAGGCGGCCCAGTTCGCGCGCCACCTGCAACGTCAGGTTGAAGACGACGGTCGAGTCCTTGCCGCCGCTGAAGGCGACGACGATGTGATCGAACTCGCTGAATAGCCACCGGATGCGCTCAAGGGCGGCGTCGAACACCGTCTGGTTGCGATAGATTCTCATGCGGACAGGTGGGCGATGGTCTTTTCCAGGCGCGCCGGGTTCAGTTCGTTCCCGCGGAAGATCATTCCGAGAGACTTCGCCGCCCGGGCGGTGTAGCCGGCGCCGCAGCACGGGTCGAGGACGAATGCGCCACGCTTTTCGACGGTGCGCAGCACGGCGGTGACGAACGCAATCCCCTTGAGCCCGTCGGTGCGGATCGCCGGCAGGCTCTTCCCCGGCATCGCCGCCATGATCAGGATCGCCTTCAACTCGTTGGCATAGGTGATCTGCTGGTGGCGGATCGTGCCGACCACCGGGCGCAGTGCGGCGATGAACTCACCGGAGCAGGCCAGCGACGTTTCGATGAAGACGTAGCCGGTGACGTGCCGCTGCACCAGTTGGGCGTACCGGGCGCACATCTGCGCATGTGTCGGCTGAACAGGGCGCTTGCCGGTCACCTTCTCGGTGTAGGTGGCGAACATCTTGAGATAGCCGTCGCCCCACGGTGGATCTGAATACAGGACGTGGATCGACTCGCCCTGGATGATGTTGTCCAACTGCGGCCCCATCAGCGACCCCAGGCTGACGCGGTGCGGCAGGATTCGTTGCTTGTCGACGGCTTTCATCCGCGGCGCCCCTGGCGGATTGCGCGGACTTGCGCGAAATGCCCGGCCGGCACCGGCGCACACTCCCACACGTCGGAGCGGCGCATCTTTCCCAGCAGCGACTTCGGCGTGCCCAGCGTGGACTTCAGGTTGAGGTCATGCTGCACCAGCGACGGCAGGCAGTTGAACACCGGGACACCCTTCGCGACGGAGTAGTCGCGCATCACAGAGTCGTCATGCTTGGTGGTCATCCCGGCGGAGAACTCCACCAACCCGGCGCAGAAAGCCGGCGTCAGCAGCAGACCTTGCGCCCACAAGAAATCGAAGGTTTCCACGAAGTTGTGACCCTCGTCGTAGGCTCGCCGCATGACCGCTCGCGGCGGGGCGAACAACGACACCGCCTGCATCCGGCCGGAGTCGATGTGCAACATGACCTCCGCGACGCTGGCGCCGATGCCCTTGCGCAGAACCACGTCGTCTTGCAGGACGACGGCCGGGCGGCCGCTTTCCGCGATGCCTTGCCAGATCCGCCGCGCGTTCCATAGCGGACCGCGGCGGTCATGGTCGACCGACAGTCGGGGCGACTCCCACCCCGCGGCGGCGATTGCTGGCGCCATGCTGGCCTGGATGTAGGGCAAGCGCTCCCGCACCGCCTGGACGAACACCTGCATCAGTTCACCGCCCTGTTGATGATGGTCGTGTCACTCATCGGGTTGCCCATCGTCCAGTAGCGATGCGGCCCCAAGTTGAAGCAGACGTAGCCCTTGCGGCCGAACATCTTGGTGTAGCCGTTGGCTCGGATGAACAGCACCGCAGCGACGAAGTCAGCGTCCGGCACAGCTTTGCGGGCCAGCCATTCGTGAGGGTTCTGCGGCATGGTCTTGGCGAACGTCCATCGGTGCGCGCCGACGAAGTCGCTGAACTGGTTTTCGGTCATTGGATTGCTCATGCGACCGGCATGGTAGCCGAAAGAACACGGCGACGGGGAGGCTCTAAAGACGGCTGGTCAACTTATTAGGGTTTGTCCCAACACGATTTCGTGTTTTGGTCGTTGACGTGCTACCGTTTCGGTATCACAATGGGAACCATCGAATCACGGCAAACAACGGAGCAAACGCCATGACCACCGCAGCAAAAAACACAATGTCCACCCGCACCTTCGGCGTCGAAATCGAAGCCGTCGGCGCAACCCGCGGCGCCGTCGCAACCGCGCTGCGTCGCGCTGGCATCGACTGCTACGACGCCGGCTACAGCCACACGGCGGTGGCATCTTGGAAGGTGGTTTCCGACGTGTCCGTCGCCGGCTCGCTGCCTTTCGAGCTTGTGTCCCCGATCCTGCGCGGCGACGCCGGCCTGGAACAAATCGCCACCGTCTGCCGTGTGCTGAACGAACTGGGTTGCACGGTGAATTCGTCGTGCGGCTTGCACGTCCACGTCGACGGTCGGGACTTCTCCCAAAACCTGAACAAGATCAAGAACCTTGCCCGCATGTGGATGAAGTACGAAACCTGCTTCGACCAACTGGTTCCGGCGTCGCGCCGCGACAACCATTACTGCAACAGCAACCTGCGCCGCCACGGTTCGGTGGCCGACGCCTTTCAAGCCATCGGCGCCGTGACCACGCTGCACTCGCTCCTGATGGTGACGAACCGCGCCGCCGACGACAACGGCCGTTATCACAAGCTGAACCTCTGCGCCCTGCTGCGCCACGGCACCGTCGAATTCCGCCAGCACGGCGGCACGACGGAAGCCGAAAAGATCATCAACTGGGTGCGTCTGGTTGTCGACTTCGCTGACGAAGCGGCGAACGCGACCCGGATCAGCCCGGCCGGCGCCGGTGACCTGAACCGCCTGCTCGCCAACACCAAGGACCGCAAGGCCCGCGCTTTCTTCCGCGCTCGTCAAGCCGCCCTGGCCGCGACCCGCGCCTGATCTTCAACCCACCGAACCCACTGCCATGAACAGGAAAACCATCGTGATCTACACCCCTGACGACCGCGCCTACGCCGGCGCAACCGCGGCCGACGTGGTCGCGCGGATGCTCGAAGCAAACGTCTTCACCGCGGCCAAGTCCCCTGCCGAGTACATGCGCGGCGTCGCATCGCGCTGCGCGACGCTGAATGGCGACGTGATCTGCACCGACTCCCCGTCGGCGTTCCTCGACGACTTGGTGCGCCACGGCGTCATCACCTTCGGCGACGCCCACTGAACCCCCACCAAACCCCACCAACAACCGGAGCAACCACCATGACCAAGACCACCACCAAAGCCCGCCAGCGCGCCCTTCCCGGCCTGTCGAAGCCCGTCCCCAAGCGCAAACCCGCCAACCGCGCCGACCGAATCCTTTACTTCGCCTACGGGGCGAACACCAACCTCGCGTCGATGGACAGTCGCTGCCCCGACGCTGACCCGGTCGGCAAGATGATGCTGGAAGACCACTGCCTCAAGTTCCGCGGCGTCGCTGACGTGGTCCGCGCTCCCGGCCGGACCGTGTTCGGCGCCTTGTGGTGGATCACCCCGCGGTGCGAGCGCAGCCTGGACGCCTTCGAAGGCTTCCCCAGCTTCTACACCAAGCAGTACGGCAAGGTGGTTCTGGACGGCGTTGAGCGAATCGTGATGTTCTACGTCATGGCGAAGGATGGCCCGGCGTCGCCGCCCTACTCCGGGTACGAACGGACCCTTCGTGAAGGGTATGAAGAATTCGGCTTGCCGCAAGAGCAAATCGACCTCGCCATCGAAGAATGCCCGGCGCCCGTGCATCGCTTCAAGAACCCCGCCGATCTGTGGTCGATGGCGTAATTTTGCCGGGAAGTGCGACCCCGCCGGTTGCACTTCCCATTTGCCCGGTTATACTACCGTTGTGGTCGCGCTTTCGCGACCCGATCGGAGGACTGATGAATCGCTACCGACAGACCTGCAAGCCGAACGCGGAGCCCCGCGTCCTGTTCCGCGCGTTCCACGTCCGCGTGACGGCGGGCGTCCTGATCAATGCGGCGCTGACCGCGCTGGCGCTGGCGCTGATCCTCTTGTCGGCGTCCTCGCTGCTCCTGGCGGCGAGCATGTTTTGACCCCACACGCTTGCGCCCCCGCGGGTGCAAGGGTGCGGCGCCATCCCGGCACGCTGAACGGAGCAACCTGAAATGATCGAACACGCAGACCTCACCTCCCGCGCCGACGGGACCGTCGAACTGGCCTACCGCGCCGCCGACGGCAAGCCCTGGCACGGGTTCGGCAACCTCATCCCCGAGAACGCCACCGTCGAGCAAGTGCAGAAGGCCGCCGGCCTGGACTGGACGCTCAAGCGGTCCCCGGTCAAGTTCTCGACCGGCTCGCTGGAAGACGGAACCCTCGACATCGGCACGGTCTTCGACCGGGTGGTGCTGTACCGCAGCGACACGCTGGCGCCCCTGTCGGTGGTGAGCGCCAAGTACCAAGAGGTGCAACCCAAGACGGCGGTCGAATTCTTCCGCGACATGACGGAAGCCGGCGGCTATGAAATCGAAACCGCTGGCACGCTGGCCGGCGGTCGCCGCTTGTGGTGCCTCGTCAAGACCGGCGAAGGGTTCTCGCTGCCGGGCGGCGACGACGTGGTTCAGCGCCTGCTGCTGGCGACCGCTTGCGACGGGTCGATGGGGACGATGGTGGGCGACACGTCCATCCGGGTGGTTTGCCGCAATACCTTCAACATCGCCATCAGGGGGCGCCGGTTCGTCACCGTCCGCCACTCGACCAAGTTCCAGCCGGACAAGGTCAAGGCGCAACTGAAGAAGGTCAGCGCGTCGTTCGCCGCCTACGCAGCGACGGCGGAAACGCTGGCGCGGGTGCAGATCAATGCGGCGGAAGCCGAATGGATGATGAAGGCGATTCTCCCGCCGTCGCGGGGCGTCAAGCCGGTCGAGGAAACGCGGGCCTACAAGACCATCATGGGCCTGTTCCGCGGGGTCGGCATGGGCGCGGAGCTTTCGTCGTCCGCAGGGACCGCCTGGGGCCTGCTGAACGCCGTCACGCAATACGCCGACCATGAGGTGTCGGCCCGGTCGGACGAAACGCGCCTGATGTCGTCGTGGTTCGGCTCCGGCGCGAACCTGAAGCAGCGCGCGATGGACGTGATCGCCGCCTAAAAAAGAGCGCCGCCGGGCTTGTGACCCGGCGGCGTCAACCGCTTGCGCGGATGTGGAGCAACCCGAAAAAGCACCAACTGCAAAGAAGGCGCCCCTCCATGCTACCAAAGACTCATCCGTTCCGCGCGGTTTCAGCGACCGAAACAGGCGCCTTGCCGGCGGCGATGGCTGCGATTTCAGCCACCACCTCCGCCCGCTCCGACTCCGGCACTTGCTTGAGCAGATCCACGAAAGCCTGCTCACCCCCAACAACTTCATTCACCGGCGACCCCTTAGCACATAACCACAACGGGCGTCAGTCTACTGCCGAACGCAACCAACTCGGTCGCAAATATTTTTATCCGGCGGAGCGCCCGCTTAAGCGTGCCTTCAGGGCGTCGGTCATCATCTGGCGCGCTTCGACCGGACTGGCCCGGTACACCGCCAGCATCGTTTCGATGAAGTTGCGCTCCAAGGCATCCTTGGGGTCGATGTCTTGGTGCCGCTGGTCAAGCCACCCGGGTTCCTTGCCGGAGCGCTCCTCGATGTGCCGCGCTACGGCGTGGCCGATGTCCTTGCGTCCGCACTTCACATGCGACAAGTAGCGGTCGGACAGTTCAAGGTGCGCGGCGAACAGCTTGAGCATCCCGCGGTCGGGCAGGGTTGGCCGGGCGTCCCTGAATTCCTTGAACAAGAAATCGAAGTTCTGCTTTCGGGTGGTGCTGCTGTCCATTCGCATCCTTGTTGTGTGGGTTCGCCGTCGACCCGTTGGTGGTGTATTTCACCATCATTTAAGGCTTCCTGAATGCGCCCTTTATGGTAGCATTTTCGCGTCAACCATTGAAAGCTACACCAATGAACCACAAGCA